TCTTGGAAATCGAGCGACATCAGAATCAGCACGAATAAAACGAAAAAGAGAACCATGATGATATAGGCGTTCTCTGACATATTCAAAACTTCCTTTCCTGTCATAATAAACTAACCCCAGTATACCTGAAGAGACCTCCTACTGGATAAAAAGAAAAAAAGAAAAAAAGAGAGACCGAAAAACGGTCCCTCCCTATTCAACTTACATGGCACTGATAATCGCGTTGATTTGGTCAGCTGTCAAACCTGGTTTGGACAACAAAGCTTTCAACGTTTCTGCTTGACTGACTGCAGCAGTCGTCGTTGCTGGTGCTTCTGTTGCTACCGGTGCAGGTGTCACCACTGGTGCTGGAGTTGCAGCTGGAGTCGCAGCTGGAGTCGCAGCTGGAGCAGGCGTTTCCGCTACTGGTGCAGAAGCCACTACCTGAGTACGCGTTGCTGCGTATCTCATAATTTGTGCTTGAATCGCCATCGGGATGTTCCCCAGATTTTGGTTCACGGATTGCTCTTCGCCGTTTGCATCCTTATACTTACGGGTTGCAACGCCGAAATTGAATCCACCTTTACTGTTTTCGTAAAGTGTGCCGTACATTGTCAAACCATTTTCGAACATCACCGTAACAGAAGCACGCACCATTTTCTCAATGGCATGCTCCCCACCATTTGGTTTCGACAGGATGATGCCCGCGATGCCCAAATCTTTGTTATGGTTAGCAGATGTAACCAAATGTGAATCTGAAAACTCCAAACCTTCGTACCAGTTTCCTTCTTTAGTAAAATTGACTTGTAACATAATAATTCTCCTTTAGCGTCGGTCGCCACCCAATATGGTATGACCGCTCTAGTTCCTGCTATACAGAAGGCATAGTTTGGTAACAGAACGAATCACCCGAATTTGCCCGGGCAGGGCGGTTTTGTCTTTTGACCTTTGCCCTCAAACAAACGGTCCACCCCCAAACAAGCGGGGCGCTCACACAAACTGCTTTCCTCTTAACTGATTCGAATCGGGTGCAAGTTATCCTCCTCCCCCTTCAATCGTTTGAAGTCGATGAACTCACGCTTGGTCATCACTAATGGGGCATACCCCGGACAAGCTTTGGAGTAAGTATCGATGAATCCTTTGACGGTCCCCACTTCGCCGGTCACGATAATATCGAGTTTGGCGTAGCTGATTTCCTTCCTCAGATACGTTACGATGCCCTTGCCATCGAACCGAAGGAACGCATTCCGGGTCAGCGGATTACGGTCGTTGGATGCCACCTTGATGACCCCCACAAAATCTGTCGGAATCGCCAGCCCTAAATCGTCCAGATTGATGCTGGACAATACTTTCAATGCTTTCACTTCCATGATGATTCCTCCTCCTTAAAACTTACGGACAAAATTATCCCCCAGATGAACCAATGTAGCCGAAGCCATCATTAGTATCGTCATCGGGATGGTGACAAACGCACAAATAGCAACGACGATGAGGTTCTTCGCTATCTCTCTCATTTCGCTTCCTCCATCAACCATGTGCCCAGTTTATGCCCAATCACAAAGGACACCGCCGGGACAGCAACCATTACAACGCTTACTACGATAATTTTTTTCAGTTCCATGATAAGTTCCTCCTCTTATTTAGTATCTTGTAATGCCCAAACGGTCATCTTTTCACCCAATTTGAAATTGATAAGGGGAACAACCACCATTACCACAAATAGAGTTAAAACCATTCTCTTGTTAGCCATCTTCATTTCCTCCTCTTATTTGTTGTCGTATAGGGGATACATTTTCTTCTGCAAACGGTCGATATGGAAATTCACGCGCTTGCTGTGCAGACTAGCCGGTACATCCTTAATTCTGCGTTTCTCATCCAGCCAACCGGTCAGCTGGGTTTGCAACTCGATTAATTTTTGTTGATTGGTCATCTTCATTTCCTCCTCGAATTGTTCTTTTTCATTTGAATTTGCCCGGGCAGGGCGGTCTTGTTTTTGACCTTGACCTTACCCGAAGGGCTTCCTCCGATACGTCGATTTCCCGGCACCGTCGGATACGTTGTTTTGCCCGAAGGGGTTCCGGATTGTTATTTAGTACTCTTTGAACTTGCCCGGGGAGGGCGGTCTTGCTTTTGACCTACCCTCCCCGAAACAAACACATCCAACCAAACTAATCTTTGCTGGCAGTCAGGACAATCGCCGAGCTGTAATCCCGGTTCTCATAATCGCCCATGTCGCCGGCGTCGTAACCAAGGATGTCATAACCATTGCCACTCAACTCGACAAAAGCTTCCGAAACTTCCTTATTTAGATAAAATGCCTGACTGTCTCTATCTTCAGCCATCAAGACAAGGTCGCCACCCTTGCCTTCTTCGATAGCTGCTGTCAATAAGTCGTGCAATTCTTTTACTGTCATGATAATTTCCTCCTCTATTTGTGGTACGGGAATAATTTTTCCAAACGCTCTTTGGGGGCGTTCAAGGTATGCGCCACTTCTACAAACTTATCAAAATCAGCATTGAGTGCAAGTAGCTTCTCATTGCCTTTTGCCACTTTCCAATTGACCACGCCCAACAAGCAGGCGTCATGATAACCCGCAGAATAACGGTCATCGAAAAACAAACCTTCGGTGCGCAAAGCCAACAGACTCTCGAACATCTCGAAAAAGAAAGTGTCTGTGATGTCACAATTATACAGGTTCGCAATCTGACAACACATAGCCATCACATTCTCCTTGGATGGGGAAGTTGCCATAAACGACTCTACCGTCCAACCCTTCGGCATTTTCATTTCGATGGGGAATTGTGTCGGAGCCTTTACTGCCTTCATCGCCTGATTGTATTCAAAATTGGCAACCTGCTGTGCTTTTGCTTGGTCTTTGCGATAGTCCGCTTCGGCTATAGCAATCAAATCAGCATACTTGCACTCGTCACACGTGCATTCAGTGGCATATGCATTTGTATTCGTCGAAAAACCCACCACGAATGGATTATTCTTGCCATCCATTGCTATTGCCATAATCAATCTTGCCATTTCTTCCGCGCTCATTTTCTCATTGTTAATTGTCATCTTCATTTCCTCCTCAAATTATCTTGCTAAAAACAATTGAACCCGCCCGGGAAGGGCGGTCTTGCTTTTGACCTACCTTCCCCGAAACAAACCTATCCTCTTTCACCGGAACCTCCGGCGGAGCCGAACCCATAAAAAGGCTCGCATACGATTGCCTTCGAAACCCACGTTAGTTCCGCGTTTTTTCAGGAAGAAACCAATGAAAATCATACGCTTCCAAAACATAAGGCTCAACGTCTTCGAAACGTTCGCTGAACTTTTCACGTTCAGCAACAACAACGCCATCACGAACCAGAAAATGCTTCTCGTAGTCGGCAAAGTTCGCGTCTTCTGTTCTGCCGAACAAATCTTCGTATGACAGGCAATATTCCCCGTCGTTTTTAAACTCTTCTACTATTTTCTTATTCATTTGTTCTTCCTCCTCAGATTAGGTTATAACATCATTTGAATTTGCCCGAGCAGGGCGGTTTTGTCTTTTGACTTACCATTCCACCGGCTCGTTTCCGAACCATTCAACATACAGTTCTGGTACTGAAGCATAACGTGCCTGTACCAAAACGACAAAGCGTTCATCATTTTTCGCCACACGCTCCATCAGCATCGTGTCGGTCGGTACACCGGAGTAAGCCATCCCCTCCAGACGTTTGCCTATCCACCAGTTGGCCCAGTTGCGAGCATCACACTCGCGCCACTGCCACCACATACTTTTGTTCGGGCTGACCTGTTCATAGATTTCCATCCCCAAACTGGCGGAGGCATCCACATAAGCTTCCTTCCGGTTCAGCCACTGCCACCAATGACGCACCTCATGCGCCAAAACGGCCTCCAATTGCGGATAGTAGGCCTCCTCCAAAAAGCGGGCATCCAAATAGATACCCGGTGTCGCTGGCAAGCCGGCCATCATAGCCTGCAATCCGCCGGGGCTGAACACCCCATTGATGCCCTCCTGCGCGAACGTCATAAAACGCACCGGAATCTTCGGCAAGCCCAACACCTTCAGCATGCGCGTCAGCTGGAAACTCAGCTTGGCGATACGCATATTCTTCGACAGACCTAACTTGCTATTTTCCTGAACCACTTCAATTATATTTAACATTATATTTTCCTCCTCTATTGTCCTATAAGCAATAAACCAACCCCAAAAGGGGTCAGTCGTATTGTTCGTCCCACGAGTAATCGTAGTTCGGATTCGCCTGCGGAACAGGAATCTCCGTAAAAGCAAAAACATCCTGTATCAAAGCATCCACCGTTTCGTCGGGCACCCAGACGCGCGACCAATCGACGCAGATGTAACCCCCGCAACCAATCTGGTCTCTCAAACATGTAGCCAAAACCTGCTCACGCGACGGGTCAGCTTTGAAGAACCGATACCACAAACGCATCTCGCCTTCCATCTCATAACTGCATGCATCCGCCCAGTCATAAGGCGTCAGTTCAAAACGCAAAGCGGCGAGCATCATTCTATTTTCTTTTAACATGTTAAGTTCCTCCTCATCAAATGTCCAACAAAAACATCATTTGCATTTGCCCGGGAAGGGCGGTTTGCCCACCCCGTCGCAAATTGCAAAAACGGCACGAGGTCGTTCCCCGCGCCGCACTTCGACTCCCGGTACCCGAAGGGGATGCCGGCAGCTAAAACTTACTCGGCTGTCTTAAAGCCACCCATCCACAGTTTGAATGTGCGTGCAGTGATAGTCGCGAACAGCACCGTACCTGTCTGCATCCCACCATGCCAAATCTTGGCACTGCGCAGGAATTTCTTCGTAGACAGAGCTTCGGCATAGGCCTGTGGATAACCAGCTTTCAGGATGTCCGCTTGTTTCAGGTAAATTTCTTTACCCTTGAAGTCAATGCGGTCCTCGGCATCCACTGCCCATTTCGTGCCAGCCAAAGCGCCGTCGTTGAAGTAGACGGATGTCCCAATCAGAGCTTTGATTTGGGCAATCTCTTCGTCTGTGAAATCTTCGTCTTGCTTGAAGAAAGCACCGGCACAGATAGCCTCCGCACGCGCAGCCACAAACTTACCTGTCTTGGCCCAAGTAAGGAACTCTTTGTTCCCAATCGGGAAGAGGGTGGAGATGGATGTGAACCCATCATACATATGCGCAGGGATATCCGCATACATTTTCTCCTTCTCGTCCTCATTCGGTTCGCGCTGTTGTCCTTCCTGCTGTGTCACCATCGCATAGAAGTTGCGCAGACGCAATTGGAACCCGTCCGAACGTTGCTTGCTGGCACGCTCATTGTGCCATTCCAGATTGGCCAAGTAGAGCGCCGCATACAGATAGGCGTTGCCCAGTTCATCCTCCCCCAACTTGAAACGGTTGGCTTTGTGCTTGAACTCCGCAATGACTTGGTCTTTCACGGCTTGCAGATGCGCAATCTCATCAATTTCCTCCGGAGACATTATCCGCGCCGTCTTAATGGCGAAGTTGATAATCCATTTCTCCTGACGATTGGCGAAATCGATGTTCTTGTATGGCTGGTCATCATCAGTCAATTTATCAACTGCATCGGCTACCCAATTCGAAATTGGACGGGAAGCCAAATGGATAGCAGTGTTGTATTGGACAATGATACAAGCGGCATCAGCAACCAAGTCTTCACCGGCTTGAATGGCGCGTTGGGTTTCTTTAGCCAACACATAGTTCGTGCGCCAGTTCATTTCCTCCGCCGTGAAATGCTTCTTATCCAAACCGGAAAGAATCAGTTCGGTTGCCTTCTCTGCCATGTTGAAATCCTTTTCGGACTTCAAGTTGAGCGGATGCAACACTTCTTCGGCATGGAACGATTGCATTTCTTTCGTTGCAAAGTTCAGTTGGGAAGGATAGGCTGTCCCCCCTTTCTTTTCTTTGGAACGGTTGATATCCCCATCGACAAGCGGTTTAACACGACGGCCTGGACCTTGTTCCAAGACGACCATTTTGTCGATACCTGCAGCAGTTAATACTTTATTCAATTGATTGTCATTCATGTTAATTTCCTCCTCTGGTTGGCAAAAGCGACGGACAACAAAAAAGGCCCTAAACAGGGCCCACAATTTACTATCTTGATTTAACTCCGTACATTAAACGTTCCAGGCTGATGTCGAAGCGGTCTTCATAGGACTCCAAGGCTTTTTGTTTGATAACATCACCCTTTTTGAATCCATCGAAGATTTCTAGGAATGGCAGATGCGAACGATACGCCCCGCCATGCTTTGCCTTGTCGATTTCCCAACGAATCGCACAAGCAATCAGGATGGACAATTTGTCATAGCCTTCCATCTCTTTCTTCAAAGAAGCATATGCTTCATTCAAAGCAACCAAAGTGACATAGTCTTCCGCAAGAAGCATGTTCTGCATCTCGAAGCCGACCTCTGCCATTTTGTCAGACAAATAACTGCGCATAGACATCACGGAAGCACCGATATTGGTAAAGCGTCCAATATCATTGCTTTCCAAGTTGACCATGGAATGATTCGCCATCGCATCCGCAAAGATACCTTTCAACGTTTCATCCGCACCCATGGCAGCAGGGAACAGGAACTTGCCATTGGCATAAGACACATCATGCGCTTCCAAATACTCCGCTTGTTCGGCAGAGATGATGCGCGCCAGTTCCGTCTGTTTGCTGTCGGAGAACGGGCAACCCTCCACTAGCACAATTTCTGTACCGGTAGCAGTTTCTTGTTCGACAAGGGAGTAGTCCAAGAACAGTGTATGGTTATCGAAATTGTCAGTGATGACAGGATTCGTTGAATACACCGTTGTATCCCCATCGAAGTCAGCACCACTTTGTCCCTCTGGATTCATATCCCATAAGGAATAGATAGCAACGCCTTGGAAGTAACCTTGAGCAAAGGCTTTTTCGTAATAGCGTTCTGTATCCATATCGTAGAAAGCAGACAGACCATCAGCATTGACGATGCGGCCTTCCAAGTTTTGCAGGAATGGATAACGGCCTAAGAAGGCTCTCTTATGCTCCATGCTGAAGACGTTGTTCTCCAGGATAGACACAATCAAGTGGTTACGACGGACCCCAATGACATTATCATCGGATTGACGGACAGCTGACATCCAACCTTGCTTCATGAAACGCAAGATAGTGTATGGGTCTACTGCCATATGTTTAATGGAAGCATCCTCTAGATACAAGCTACGGCCATTAATGAGCTTCTTGGTTGTCGCATCCAACAAGCTTACCAATTTCTTCTCATTTGCGGCTGACTTCAAGAACTCAGTCGGGTTGGTCATGAACAACTCAACGGTCATGTTGTCAATCTCGATGATGGTTTCTTCTGTCTCTTCCTCCAATGCCTCTTCGCAGAAACCGATGAATTGTTTCAAAGCCTTTTCATCGAAGTTGTACAGACTGCGGAGAACTTTCTTGGTGGACTTAGTCAGCCCGGCAAACATGGCCTTGTTGCCGATAGCCGTCAAAATCTGACGGGAAATCTTCATCGTGTTCTCTTCCTCCACACGACGGGTTTTGTTCAAGACAGAAAAGTCCATATCATTGTTCTGGATATAGACGCCGATATCCCCCTTGATACAGCCATCAAACAGAATCATATCCATGCCGGATAGTTTCTTCAAGCCAGGCACAATCAGCATCAGGCCTTTGCCGACTGGAGTGTATCGGAATTGCATCCCGGACAGTTTGATACCGATGCTTTTCGCATGTGCAGCGTCCATGAAGCCAATCCCGTCAGTAGCTAGACGATGGAGCAATTGTTCTTTTTGCTTAATGGTAAGTGTGCCATCCAACGCGAACAATGGAAGCAGCAGTTCTTCCAATGTATGCATCGTGAAGTCTGGAGCGTGTTCTTGTTTCATTTCCACACCGAATTCGTTAGCAAGAACATAGACATCCGAAAAGACTTTCTTGATTTTGGTCAAATCGTCCTTGTCGTGCATCTTGTAACCTTTCTTTTCCTTGCGCACAAACTTGAATCCCGGCGCAACGTCAATCTTGGTTCCGGATGAGGAAGCCAAATTGACACGGTTCACGACCTTGCCGGGCTCGAATGACAAGAAGCCATCTTTGCCTTTGACTGCCTTATAGTAGGCAGACAATTCAAAGCCCATGTTTTGTAAAACGACCAAGCGAGACATCGCCATCGGGATATAGACCCCGTCACCTTTTCTTACTCCTGAAACAGTGGAGTAACCAGGCTTCCACCAATCAACTTCCGACAGGTCTATCATCTGACCGTCTTTGTATTTTCGGAAATTGGCTTCTGTCATGACAGCAACCAGCATCTCCGATTCTCCGCCCAATTCAACAGAAATACGGTTCTCGTCAAAGAACGCTTCCGTTTCAGTTATGGCAATAGATGAACCACCGATACCATTCTCTTGACGAGCGAACCCGTAAAAAGAACGTTGATTCCCTGCACGTTCGTCAATCAACGACGCATTGCTACGATACAATGCGAAGTACTTACTGGTTGCATCATTCTCTGCAGCCATAACCAACAAAACTTTTTGGATACCTTCTTCATGCTCACCCATTAACACCCGATTTGGAGTGATGGTGATGACTTCTTTCTGCTCAGTCTTGTATGAATAGCTGAGTTTTGTGAGCATTTTGCCAACCAAAGCATCCTCGTTTGCCTTTGATGTTTTTGTCATTACTACATTGATTGTCTGTGTCATGTTATTTTCCGCCTTTTCTATTTGTTTTCCCGAAATTTCCCGTCAAATGCCCGGAAAAAGGGGCGGGAAGCCCCCTCGAACCTAACCAAAACCTTACTTCTTAAATGTGTAATTCTTTTTCGCAGGTGCAGGCAAGTACCCCTCAACCTTAGCGAAATGACCACCTCCCTTCATCCAGATGTTTTTATGGCTAGCCAATGCGACGTAGTTCTTTTTGCGCAGATAGCTGTTTATTTCTTGGAGTGTATAGAAATCATGGAACCATGCCTTCTCTCCGCACTTGAAGACAACCGTATATTTCGGCTTATTTATTGTTCTTTCCTCGCGAACAACAGGAGTAGGGTATGTTTGCTTCACTTTTCCGTTAACTGCCACATTGTATTTCATGTGGATGGAATAAGTGGGAACAACCAGCTCAAAAGAGATATGTAGTTCCAAAAGGGAAATTCGCAATTCTTCCACCAGGGAAATCTCTCCATAGAAGAAAATCCCTTTGTAGAAGACCTCAGCCGCCGTTTTATCTATGGTTAAATAGATAATCGACAAATCGGCAATCTTCGGCGAATCCATCTTGTCAGCTAAGATGCGGCGAATAATGGATTCGGACAAGCGGCATGTCTTTCTGTCAACAACGGGAGAAGAAGCCGGTTTGGTTTCTTTAGAAACGACTTCTTCAACAGGCAGTTCCATCTGTCCCACACAAACAGCCCCATTGAAGACGGAGCCTAAATTGATATTAGCCTCCCCTGCATTAGGGATGCCAGACAATGCTAGTAGTTCTTGTAATGACAATTCTGTTCCTGTGCTGTGAGTGTTGTTTTTCATGATAATTTCCTCTTTTCTGTTTTGGCTTTAGCGACGGACGATTGACGATTAATAAGTATCTTCAAGGCTTATACGACTAAGCCTTTGTTTCACATCTTCATTAGATGGAGGCCATACGCCGTATTTGATTCCTTCACGAATAGCCCAATGGTAAAGGCCCGCATAGTCTTCTATCTTTTGGTAATCTTCGAATAATAAGGATTCCCGTAATCCCGGAATCTTATCAATCTGAAAAATGATGGATTTCTTTTTCCACCCTTTTTCTTCAACAAACGCAAACAATTCTTCCAAAGTATGGATTTCTTCCATTTTTGATTTCCCCTTTCTTTACAAACAAAAAGAGGCCCGGAAAAGGCCCCTTTTTTGGTCTTGATTATAATCCGCCTTCTACATAAGCGTCATGCAGGGCATGGTTCTTGTCCACAGCCTTGTTTAGGTCAAGCAATTCTGCGTACGTAAATACTTGCTCATAGGCACTAGCAGCCTCTGTATCGCAATACTCATGCACGCTGTTGTAGCATACCTCCCTATCAATGAGTGGGTACAGCAGCGAAGAGCCGTCGCATACAAAGTCTTTATCCTCTGCCTCCAGCACCCTCGCTTCGGCATCTACTGCTGGGTCAAGGTTGACCAAGTGAAGGGCCAACGTCTTAGCCTGATGCAGGGTAAATAGGCCAGCCTCTGCCTCCTCACCCATATTGCCCTCCATATCGACAATCCAAAGGCTATCCATAAAGGAAGTGTCATATACTACATTGTACATAGTAGTAGTAGTAGTAGTAGTAGTAGTAGTAGTAGTAGTAGTAGTAGTAGTAGTAGTAGTGTGTGTCATGGTAGTCTCCTTGTTCTCCCTATAGAGGGTACACTAGCCCCTTAGTATTACGGGCTCTATGTCCTGGCTAGTGTATGTGTAGCTATTGTATATAGGTGTGCTTATTGCTCCTGTATAGATGTGAGTAGTAGTTCTTTCTCATACAACTCCCCTCTACGTAGCTCCATAGCACGGGACCTATACCCCTGTGCTAAGGCCTCGTCTTTATCTACATGCATAGCCTGCTTGTATGCTGCTATGTAGTAGTCTATAGCCTGTTGTAGCGAGGCTACCTGCTTAGCTAGTGTGCGTAGTTGCTTAGCCTTAGCCTTAGCCTGTGCCTCTACCTGTGCCCTAGCCCTATCCTCCTTGCACTGTGCATCCACACGTGCCAGGTACACCATGTCATGGCTTTGTTGCATGCGTACTTCCCATGGTAGTAGTTGCATGTTAGTTGCCCCCTTTCATGTTGTTGTACACATATACTGCACGTGCTACCATGATGACAGCAGTCAGTGTCAGGTACATAGTTAGGCATGCGTATATTACTACCATCATAGGTAGGATGATGAAGATTTCCTGTCCCTGCATCGTGCTAGTAGGGACTAGGCTATTAAGGATGGCATAGATATTAGATGCATCGAATACACCTAAGCCAATGTAGCTAAGGACGATGACAAACGATACAACCAACAATTGAAACTGTACTCCGGTAATTTTCTTTCTCATGATAATCTCCTTCTGTGCCCATATGGACACTAGCTTTTGTACAGAGCATACTGTTAGCGAATCTAGTCACTACCCCAGCCCCAAAATCGGAACTGGACGCTCAGGGCCTAAAGCCTGTTTATAGTCGCCCTGACGACTGAATATCTTTCCTAAGCCACTCATTTCCATGAGTATAGGCAGTGATATGATTGACAATGACTTGGACATCTTTTAACTCCAATGTCGTCTCATAATTAGAGATGATATTGAAATTAGAATCTGTTTTCCAAGCAGAAAACCTCACAAAACAAATTTTGCTTTGCAAGATTTCTGTTGAAACGATGACTATTGACGCACCAGTAGCTGGTACAGACACATTAATAGTCGTCGTTTCAATCCCGTTCTCTGCAATAGCATTGGTGTTTGTGATAAAGACACCTTTGCTTGCTTGTCTTGCAACAGCTTTAATGATTGTTTGAGTATTCATGGGAATCTCCTTCTCCTCATTCGAGGTATTGCGCCCCTTGGTATTACAGACTCATTGGTCCGGCAACAATATTGGATGGGGGTGGGCACGGAACGCTCCGTCACCATACACACATCACTACTACCTCCTCCTCCTACTATCGTAACTTTCGTCCCCCAAACTAAGCCTCCCTGACTTCAGCCCACGCGCTACGGGTGCGAAAATGGATGTGAAAGCGGAGAGTCCCCCTTTGGCCAGAAAAGAGGCACCTCCAAAAAATAAAAATAAATAAAAAAGTGTCCCCGGGGCGAAAGGCTGGTTGTCGGGCAGAGAAGGGTCGTTACGCACCTGCAGACCTTTTTTTGAATAATTTTGAATAAACTATTGTGACCCTATTGACCATGTTAATTTACTAAGATATAATATAGACATATTCGAAATAGCCTTTACCCTATTCCGGATATATGGGCTGTCACCCTCCTTCTTTTCTGTTATTTAGTACCTACCTTCTTTTATCTGCACGCTCCCAAAGCTTTGCAAGTAGCTGAATACACACATCCGAACGACCTCCTTAGAGAACCCCAGTCCAGTAGCCAACCTACTGACGGGGTTTTTGTTTGGTATGCTGCGGATTCGCTGTTGACACAAGGTACAGGAATGAGGTATACTGCTGGTGTCATCTCCCATGGCAACCTTTTTTGTCTCCGGTTAGATATTTAGCGTTACATATGAAGAGAGCATTCCAGCCCTGTAGCTGGCAATGTTCCACAAAAACCCTTTCCTTGAGCTTACTCAACTCATCGAAGGGGTTTTTTGTTTTGTCTGCAGGTGTGCGGTCAAAAAAATAAAAATACCCAAAAACGTCTCGTTATTGTGCTTCCCTGACTCCAGTGCTCATGCTCTTTGTGCGCTAGGGACAAGCATTCCGCCCTTGTGTACCGGTTGGCAAAAGGTTAAATTGGCCATAAGGAAAAGGAAGGATGATGACGAATGGTTAAGGAAATGTCCACAGGAATGTCCACACCTGTATCCCACAAAGATGGCCACAAACCGGACCGTATGTGGGTCACCATCACGAAGAAGCGGTATCTGGAACTGTTGTTGCTCCAACAGGACAACATCCGGCTCCGATTGGAAGTCCAAGCGCTCCATGATGCGCAGAAACCTTCCTTTTGGCGCCGTCTTTTCCGCTGATGGCAACTGAATGGCCCAAAAAGGCCATCACTCCGAAAACACCCGGGGCGGCGGTCTTCTTTTTTTTGTGTTCCGGCCACAAATTCTCCCGATTTCTTGGCTGACGGGGTTTCTTTGCCACTTTCGGAACAATAGTCAGGCAGACACGCAGTGTGCCTACGCTGGGGAAAAGTACAAGAACGAGGAGGGTGGGGAAATAGTCCAAAATTTCGCTAACGCTTGGGAGAAAGAGCCATTCATGAACATATTGCAAAAAAGGCCCGTACTGGTTACGGTGAAGGGGAAGAATCCGGGAAAATACCCGCAAAAGCAGAGAGAAAAGGGGCTATTTTATGTCTGAAAACGAGGAATTACTCACTACTGATGAAGAAGTGCTGATGACTTCCATGTTTGCCGAAAATGTGGCAGAGCAATTGGAAATTATGAAAAAAGAGAAGGATGTCCGCGAACTGAAAGCCAAATCCGCCATGGATTCGGTCCCTTCCACCTGGAAACTGTCCACCAAGGGCCTGGCCGCCGTTAAGAAGAGCGTTGCTTTGTATAAAACAGAATACGGGCTGTATGCCTCCATCCCCATGATATGCAAAGGGGACGAATGTGTGTATGCGGAGTTGTTTCCGGAACTGCACGAAGGCTTATCCGAGCCCGGCGAACGTTGCCCGGTCGAAGTCGCCATGATTATCGCTAAATACGACGCCTACACCAACGAGTTGGACATCCAACCGGAAGATGCCGTCGACATGTCCATCCTCCGCGATGTCATCGACTTCGATATTCAAATCATGCGCGCCGAAAACAAGATGGCCATCGAAGGCGATTTTGTCAAGGATGTCATTGTCAGCGTGCAGGAAAACGGCACACCGGTCATGCAGGAACAAATCAGCAAAGCTGCTGAATACAAAGACAAAATCCAAGGCAAGCGCAATCGCGCATTGGAAATGCTGAACTCGACCCGTAAGGACAAAGCCGGCACGAAACTGAATATGGTCATGGACCCATCCACTTATGCGAAGATGCTGATGCAATCGAACACCGGCAAGACTATCGAAGGCGACTTCGAGGATTTGGAAGTCATCCCCGATATTGCTTATGACAAAGGAAGTGGTCATTGATGTCACCGGAAGAACAAGTAAAAAAATACCTACGTGCCCAGGAATTAGGAATCGATATTTCACGCATCCCTGAAGACATGACGATGGAAGAATATGAATACAGACGAGAAAATTTCTTCAAAAATCCGTACGCAGATACAAAAGAAAATAAGGAATTCTTAGGATACGAGCACGACGCTTGGACAAAAAATCAAGAAAAAAATAAGAAGAACAAGTCAATAGAAGGAAACGATATAGACACCAAAAGAAATGCCGAGGCGCCAAAACCAACAAGCCCTGCAGGAAAGGAGGCGAATTATTCCACCCAAGATTTAGTCAGGGACCAAATGGCTGATTCGGTCGAGACTCCGACCGTAAGCAAAATAGAAAGAGTAACGAACAGTGCCAAAAAGACGGCAAAAGAAGTCAAAGGGAAAATCGAAGACTTCATTGCCCCTACGATTCCGTCGCAAGCGGACAATGGGTTTACGACCGGGGATTTGTCTAAAGCCCAAATTGAAGGCAAGGGGCAAAACCTGGTTCGGAAAGCATGGCAAGCAAGCGATAATTTAGGCCCGGATTCGCCGGCTACGCCTTTGCAAGCTAAACTCCTAAAGGTCGCCCCAAAAGCGCTGATAGGGGCCACGCTTTTCATTGCAGGGACATCCTTATTGGATTCAGCTATGAAACGCAAAGACGCTTACGAATTAGCTGTTCAAAAGAAGCAAGGAGAAGACAAGTTGGAAAAACAACGCAAGCAAGAAGAAGAGAACCGTAAAAATTATCGAACCGGCGCGTCCATCACCGGACCTGTCGATACAGGACAATTAGTTTTTGATTTGTTCAACGAACGCACGGGTCATCACAAGATGGGCAACAGTCGGTTCTAATAAGGAGGAAAAAATATGGCAGCTAAAATGAGAATGCCGAAAAAATTTGGCGGGGTGAAACCCAACTTCGGAGGCATATCCGATGACGCCAAAGGCATCCGTCACACAGTAGAGAAAATAAACAAATTCAATAAACCGCGTGCGCCGAAAAATGAACTCGCCATCCGCCAAGGCGGTTACGGTCTGGCGACAACCGGCTCGGGCGTACGCACCAATGCGATTCCAAGCAACCGCAATCCCATCGATTATGCGGCAGGCATGGGCACTGGCGTCAACAACGGCCCGCGTCTAGGGGAAGAAATGCGTTACCAGAAGCGAGTGGGTGGCAGGGACGCCTCTGACAGTGGATTATTTAGCGCCATTGGGGATACTCCTAAAGCGCCGGCTGGTCCAATTACTGATTCTTACAGAAAAAGACAGGGGAAAGAAAAGGCGGCTCGAGCGGCAGAGCAACAACCAAGTGGTCCGACTATTAATGCGGGAATGGATGACCGAGGTTTCCACGATACGGTTGCCCGTAACACGAAAGCGGGTTACCAAAACTCGGGAGATTTGAAGAATGTCATGGGCGCCGGCACAAGCGCCTGGTCCAACCTGAAAGGGAAAGATAGTTGGCAATCCGTTGCCGGAGCAGCCGGCATGGGCGCTGTCGCGGGTGGTTTGACTGGTGCCGGCATCAATACGCTGCGCGGAGAAGATGCTTGGGATGGCGCCAAGAGCGGAGCCTTTATGGGCGCTGTGACAATGGGCGGCATCAAAGGCGTGCGCACCGCAACCGGCGCCACCGCGAAACAAACCATCGGTGAAGGCATCAGCAGTTTCAATCAAAAAACAGGGTTGACGCCGTCCGTTAAGCGAATTTTCGACAACGAAAAAGCCGCTCGAGTGGTCGAACAAAACATCCTGAAGAACAGAGGCTAACAGAAAGGGGAAGATTTTATGGCGAACAAATACAGTGGCTTAGTCGGTAAAATCATGAAGGAAAGCGCAGAAGAAGGCGCGGATTTCGTAAAGCAGAATGCATCCAAATTGCTGATTAAAGATAGCCGGCACGGCAAACGCCTGGATAACTTGTATACCGGCAAGAAATTGAATGGATTCACCGTCGGAGCCGCCGCGCTTGGAGTGGGGGCTTTGATGACCGGAGGTTTTCAAAACATGACCGGGGAAAAAGCCGTCACCCAGAGTGGGACCGGCGATTTGAAGAGCATCTTCGATGTGAACAGCACCCTGTCGGTGCGCGCGAATCTGCCGATGGCGGAGCAAGCCGTCAATCCGTCGATGTCTGCGGACGGGACAGCCGGGGCGACCACTTCCAAAGCCCCAACCCTGAACGCCAATGGGAACATGGTTTTCGGTATGCATAATCTGCGCAATGGCAAGAAATAGAAAGGGTGACGAAAGATGAGTTTAGGAACAAGTGCAGTTTCTGCAACCAAAGGGCTCCTTTCCGGAGCCGGTAAGGGCATGGCGGACGCAGGCTTGGGTTCTTTAAAACAAGCCGGAATGACTGCGCTGAGCAATCCCGCCTTCGTATTTGCCGCCGTTCAAGGGATTTCAGATGTAAATCGCCAAATGGACAATGGGAACGGATTCGGAACATCGGTCTTCAAAGCCGGCGTTTCTTCCTTGTTATATGCCAATAATCCGGTTCTGATGACCGCATTGGATTTCGCGCCTTTAGCTTATCAAGGAGCACAGGCGGCAGGAGCTTTTAGGCGAACCAAGGCAGATGAATTGGCTCAGCGCAAACATGACAGCTATGGGCGTCTGGGTGGTGGCTATTTAGACACGATGCAAGCCCAAACCATGCGTCAAGCGGCCGTCCAGCAAATCCAGGGCAACAAGCTGAACGCGCGTTCGGCATTGGGCGGAGAAGCCCGTATCTTCGCCAACAATATCTACTAAAGAAAAGGCTCCCGTTGGGGGTCTTTCTTTTTGCCTACTTGACTAGTGATACGCAAATGGTTAAAAAGAATAAATAAAAGGAAAGGAGCTTTTTTATGTCAGCTATTACAAAATATGACGACGAAGCAGCTCGCATCATGCGGGACCCTGTTCTTTGGACAGAAAAGCATATCGGGCAAAAACCGAGATGGTACCAAGAGCAGATTCTTCGCCACCCACACAACCGTATCGTATTGCGATGTGGCCGACGTTTAGGGAAATGCATCGTGGGAACCCAGCGCATCTTGAATGCGGAAACCGGCGCCTACGAAAGCATTGATTCTTTATATAAACGCCAAGCAAAACAGACGCCCCTCTTCGCTCTGCAGGAAGATTACACGTTGGCCGCAACCAAATCCTTCTATATAGAAGACAACGGTGTGAAGCCGACTTTCAAAGTTCGCACCAAACACGGCGCGGAAGTGCAATTGACCGGCAATCATCCAGTCTTGACGATAGATGGCTGGAAAGAGGTCGATGCGCTCCGTGTAGGCGAGTTTATCGCCGTGCCCAAGGCTTTACCTGCTTTCGGGAAAAACGCCCCAGGCATCGCGCATGCGAAGATGGCGGGATACATTGTCGGGGCTTATCAGAAGACCAAGAAGGGGCCTGTCCTCTCTTTGTATTCGAAAAACTCCGTCGACAGCATCCTACAAACCGCTGAAGCGGTAGAGGTGCTTTTGGTCAAAAAGACCGAACAGAACTTTTTCTTCCATGACGATTCCGGCAAGTTCACGGACATCATCAAGCAACGCGAAATCGGCATCCCGGACGAAGTCTTCCTCTATGACAAAATCCACCTAGCCGTCTTCTTAGCCGCCCTCTATGACGCGAACGGTTGGAACTATTCCGAACGCATCGCCGAAATCGGCTTCGGCACCCGCAATGCCCGCATGGTCCGCGACTTGAAGCATTTGCTTTTGCGTTTCGGCATCGACGGAAACATTGTGACCCGCGAATTGACGGGCGCGCCGTATTACCAATTGATGGTTTACGCGAAGAAACAAGTCTTGTCCTTCATTGAGCAAATCGCCATCTATTCGGCGAAAGATTACAGTGGCACGAAACGGCATGCGGATACGATGACCGAAAAGGAAAGCACACTTCCGCCTAAGATTTGGGAATATGTCGACAAGGAACGGATTGCCAAAGGCATGAAGAAATACGAAGTCACCGGCAGCAAGACCGAGAAATTCCGGCCCAACATCGGCTTATCCGAAGAAAAAGCGGCCCGTTATGCGGATAACCTGCAGTACCCGTTCCTCTACGATTTGGCCCGTTCGGATATCTATTGGGAAGAAGTCACCGCGATTATCCCGATGGGCGACCAGCAGACCTATGATGTCTTTGTCCCGGAAGTGCACAATTTGGTTGTCGAAGACATCCTGGTCCACAACACATGGACAATGTGCGCACACATGCTCTGGGTGGCCTTTACAGCCAACGGTGGCGCATTGGCCCAAGGCGGTGCAACCTGCGTCGTAGCGACCCCGTACGACAGCCAAGCGAAGCTGATTTATGACCAGCTGAACACCTTCATCGAAGCAAACGAAATTCTACGGAATTCCATCAAGAGTACAACGAAAAACCCCTATTACATCAAATTCCACAACGGCTCTGTTATCAAGCTCTTCACCGCAGGAACAAAAAGCGGGTCGGGCGGCGCAAGCTTACGTGGACAAAAGGCCGATTGGCTTTATATGGATAAAACTTTGTCCCTTTTCATCGTGAGATGAATCGAAGAATTGTGTGAACTCATGGAAACCTAAAAGGAGAAGATAAAACATGGAACAGGAAGAAAGAGAATTGTTTTTTATGGAAGAATCCAACCAATCCACTTTACGCAATGTAGAAAGAGAGAAGTTGATTCCTTCTCCTCAAGGCAATCATAAGCGAAGCCTCATTGGGCAAGAGTGGTATTACTACGGCGAAACGGAAACGGAATACACCCTATTCTGCGACAAAATTGCCAGCGAAACGGAACAGCATGTCTTCATTCAGCTCTATGCAGACGGCCTGCTGATGTCAGACAGCCTTATCGCCATCGAGAAAGAAGCTTTAAGCCAACGCTACCCGGTGCAGGAGTTGTTTCCCTGTGCGATGACACAAGCGGTAGCTGAGACGATTCTCAAAGACCACTTTGCACAACAAACCAATTAGGAACGTTCAACGACCATCCTATGGCGGCCGTGAGATGCGGCAACAGGAGTAGGGCCCAAGCGGGCGGGTGAAACCCCCTTAATTCGAAGCGCACAATATTTAGGAGGATTAGCATGATAGAAATCAAAACAACGCTAAAAGGATACGGAGACGATACACGATTATGGTATTTTGGCCACCAAGGAGAGCAGTTCCCTCTATGTTTAGACACAAAACAAGGCTATCTGGTTCACAGACCGGAATTGGAAGGAACAAAGATGCATCTGGTGAAGCACAAACATGCCGATTACGTAGAAGAACCCGAACCGGAAACCGACTAAATAATGATATGGTCTCGTCCCCCGAGAAATCGGGGAGGTAAGTAGCGATTACCGCAAGGTGACGGAAGTCGATTATATGACCGACCAGGATTTCCAAACGATTTACGCCATCACCCTGGAAGCACCGAAACGTATCGGTGTCATGATGGCATCCACCCCGACCGGACGGCGCGGGATGTTCTACAATGCCTGCGTCGAAATGAAATTCAACAACGACGGCGCGGTGCCACCGGTCAACACCAAGCAATTGGGTTATGTGTACGATTCGAAGAAGTACGTCCGCGAAGATGCCGAGGGTTGGAAAGAGTTCCACATCCCGTCCATGGCCAACCCGGAGTGGTCTGCATCGATGGAACGGGAACTGCATCAGCAATTCTCGGAAGTCGCTTATGAGCACGAAGTACTGGCTGAGTTTGGAACCGAGACTATCGGGGTATTCAACAAGGAATACATCGATGAAGCTTCCTCGCGCCCTTACCTGTTCGAAGAAAGAAGCAATACGGACAGTCCAGTCGCTATCGGTATCGACTTTGATAAGTTCGGGAACCAATCGAACATCGTCGTCATGCAATACGACCCATTCGACGAACGCCGGGTGCGCCCAGAATTGGGCATCGAAGAACCCGGATTCGGACGTTTCAAAGTCATCAACCATATCGAGATTCCGAAATCGGATATGCATTACGATTTGACCGTGAAAACGGTAATGGAACTGGATGAGAAATACAAACCGTTTGCCATCTACCCTGACCGGGGTGCGGGTGAATATCAAATCGAAATCTTGCGTAAAGCGTTGGGCGAAAAGGTAAAAGGGGTATTCTATGGTTCTTCCACGGAAGTCCGCGACCCGATTTCCCGCATCTTCGAACGCAAGCCGCTGAAACCGTTCCTGGTCAACCAGACCACGCTGTTACTGGAACGCGGACAGTTGCGGATTCCGAACAAAGAGATATCCGAAGTGATTCACCGCCAGATGACGAACTACCAAGTCGTGCGCGTATCCGGGAAAACGCAAGAACCGGTTTACACCAGTGAAGACGAACACGCATTGGATGCCATGATATTTGCGCTTTATGCTTTTATCGAGGAATACCCGGACTTGGTCAACACGATTTACCAAACCGAAACGGCCCGCAACGCGCATGTGACGAGAGTCATGCGCGTAGACCCCTTGAACAACCTCATCAAACAGCGCTTGGACAAACGAAGCGTCGTTGAGGAATGGGATGAACCGGGCAGTCCGCCTTTACGGAAGGTCAATATCGGCTATGCCGGCAGGAAAAGCGCGAACGATGGCCTCGGCTGGGGCCGTCGCGGGCAAGTATCGAGCCGGAAACCAATCAAAAGACGCGGTTTGTAACGAAACAAGAAAACAGAACAAGACCTCTTGGTGCATACCGAGGGGCTTTTTCTTAAAGAAGGAGGAACCAGCATGTCTGAAATGTTAGAAGAAAATGCCTTAGCGGGAACATTGGAGTACAAACCGTCTTTTGAACGCGATGAACGCCAAAAAACCGGATGGATAACCGACGTTGGAGCGGCCATAACGGAAAATCTACAGCTTTCCAAACCCGGAAACCAGATTGGCACCGGCTTGGTCACAAATACAATCGTGACTTTCGAGGAATCAAAAGCGGTTTTACTGGAAAGACTTGCCGAGCTGGAAGCGGAATTCAAGAAAATCAGCTTCTCTATAGAAGAAAAGTTCCGCTTGGACATCGCAAAAGCCAAAGAAACCCTTGGTTTACCACCAGGGGAGCTGACTTTCTTGGATTACAAAATGGCTTTGGGTGCGATTGCGACGCCGGCCGGGGAATTTTTGGTGGAAATCATCGAAGACCAAATCGAAGGAGTCGAAGGAAACATCCGTTTAGAGCTGTATGCCGACTATTTCGAACTCAGCAAAGATTATCTGTTGGTAGAAGATTACCTGCAACGCATTTGCGTGCCGGCTTTGGATATCCCCGGCATCCTTTTTGAAGAAAAAGGTTGGCAAGAGGAGCTTTTGCAAAACGAACAGGAGTGGCACAAACGTTCCCTGACAGCAAGCAATGCGAAAGACGGCTCCTATGCGGTCTACAAGAATGCCATTCTCTACAATCCGGAACTGGTGACGGCCAAAAAGGATTTGCTGCATGCAACCACGAAACAGCAGTCTCTTTATGCGAACCAAAACGCCCAACTGACGGATTCATTGACGCTGGTTCGGTCGAAAACGCGTGATTTCCAAGGCACCTTTGCCTTCTTGGAAGAAAGCATGGAACACGAAAGGTACCAAGATGGCCAAGAAGTGCTCGATTCGCTCTTGTTTTTGACAGAAGACAATAAAATTTGGGAAGAGAACTTGACTAATTTTGGGCTAATGCTTACGTTATCGGTGGATGTTCGAAATGACGAAAAGCATCACATGAAAACAAGTCTGCGCGGCATTTACTCCCCAGACAACCAAAAAAAGATTATTGACGAGTTGGCGGTGCACAATGCTGTCTTCCAATCAACGACTTTGCCGGCGTTGCATGCGATGAATAGTTATCAAGAAACACAAAGCGCAAGGATGAATGCCTTGCTGAACGAAGCGGCCATTGGTTTGGAAGAAAACAATGCCCAGAAAAAACAGAAAACAAAAGAAATATATACCGTGACACGGGCAACGTCATTGTTGCGCATGAAGAAGATTGAGGAAACGCTGAAGAAAGAAGACGCCAGACAAGGGTACCAGTTGATGCAAGCCATCAAAAAGCAGACCGCACTAAAAGGCATACCTTCCGCCGGCGCAACGGCTAATTTCTTGGCGGAATAACACAGAACAGAATGGGTGTGAATTATGAAAATCAGGGACCTTTTCGGGACAAGAAAAAGCATGAAGACTTTCTCTATTGATGAAAAACGTCGTTCCCTCCATGAAGCAGGGGCGGGCAGTTCCGCAACGAGAGACCCGAAATCAACACGTGTGCGCATCGTCACTCCGAGAATCGGTACGGGTGCCGCCGGTCAGTTCGAAGATTCACCAGTGGACATGGCCGAAATCGGAAAAGCGTACCACAGCGATTCCTACATTAGAAGGTCGGTAGATAAAATCACCGGCTTGATGTTCAAATCCGGTTGGAATTTCGTCAGTCTGAATCAGGATGCCTTGGAATATGTCCAAACCCGATTCAAACTGATAGAGGAATCGACCGAAATCTCTACCGAAGAACTGTTGCGAGAACTGGGTGTGAACTACATCCTTTACGCAAATGCCCCAATGGTTAAAACACGCGGGCAGGAAAACTTAGGTGGACTGCAAGCGGCCGGCTACTATGGAGGCGAACCCATCAGTGGATTATTCCCGGTCTCTCCGGAAAACTTCCAAGTCAAACGGGATGAATTTGGTAACATCGACGGCTACAGCGTAACTGGTGGCACGGGTTCCGGTTTGGAATTCCCGCCGGAAGACTTCGCTTTGATGACATACCATCGTCCAACCGGACGGCCTTATGGTGTGCCACATATCAACAATGTCATTGATGACGTATTGATTCTCCGTCAGATAGAAGAAAACATCGCCCGCTTGGTTTACCGGAATATCTTCCCGTTGCAGACCTACACGGTCGGACGCGTAGAGCCCGGGTACGAAGCAACCGATGAAGAAATCGATACGGTTACGGAAATGATTCGTGACGCTCCTCTAGACAGCATCATTGTTATCCCGGAACGGCACAAGCTTGAAACGGTTTCTTCCAGCAATGGTTCATTAGATGCCTACAACTATTTGAAATACTTCCGTCAGCGGGTCTTTACTGGTTTGGGCGTATCCGAATCCACCATGGGTATCGGCGACTCCTCAAACAAATCGACTTCCGATAATCAGTCTTCCGACTTGATTGATTTGGTCAAAGACTTCCAACAAAACTTCACTGCGGAAATCCAACAGAATCTTATCAACGAAATTTTGTTCGAAGGCGGGTTCGACCCCACCTTGAACGCAGAAGACCGCGTGACCTTCCAATTCACAGAAATCGAACAGTCTGCCAAGATTGCCCGCGAGAACCATGAAATCCAGAAGTACTTGAGCAACGTACAGGACATCGACGAAACGCGCAAAAACATGAACCTCGAACCGAAGGAAGATTTGTCTCGTTTCTACTTCACCTTAATGGCGGATTCGGCTATCGCAACTGCAATGGCAACAGCCATCGACCCAGCCGGAACCGTCGCAAACAAAGATATGCCGACAAATCAGTCCGGTACGAAGTCCTCTCCAAGCAAAGATTCGATAAAAGATGCTTTTAATGGAGAAATTTTAAAAGAAAATGAAGAAAGCTTATTGACGGCCACTAGGCAAAGGGTTAACTTAACTACAGATAATGTGAAAAAGATATCCAAAGAAGCAATCCTGATGAGTAATTGGGGCTTCATAAAGGAAAAATCATTACATAATCTTCCAGAATCTTTGCAAAATCCAAGTTCACTTGGGTCTATCGTTGAAACTATTTTGAGCGACGACCTGTTTTCTTCTAAAAAAGAGAAAAAAGATTTTGTATCGATTTTAACGAACAACATTATTTTCACGATGAATACTCTTTCGAAAGAAGAACAGACAAGTGAAAAATTAGCTTCTCGTTTCTATCGATACGAAGAATCAGTTCTTGCTTGTTACAGAGAATTCCTCTCAACAGAAGAAGAAGGAGGCTTAGAATGAATGTTCTAAAATATGGGAAGTTAGAAGCGAATCCGGCGAAATTAATGGAAACGGTCAATATCCAAATGTCGAAAGTGGGAAATCCCTCTACGGCATTAAAGGAATACGCCGAACAAAGTGAATTTCTGATGCCACGCATTGAAGCAATTCATGCAGGACGGACACGCAACTACAACCATTACCCTGCGGATAAGTTGCGCGGAGATGCATCTATCCATAGTGGTGTTTATTCTTGGCTACAACCTTACGCGAAACCGGTCATCTACAATCATGACACGAACACAGAAGCCACGGGACGTGTGTACTCAGCAGCCTATGCCGAATATACCCGCGCCGGCAGACCTGGATTGATTGTAATTCCAAAAATAACCGAAAGCAACGCGATTCAAGCATTGAAGGACGGCCGTTTATTGACGGTTTCCATCGGCGCTACCAGCGATGCGGCTATCTGCTCCATCTGTGGAACGGATATTGTCAATGAAGGTTATTGCGGACACATGAAAGGTGAAGAGTATGAAGGTCGCGTAGCGGAATGGATTACCGGAAACCTTTGGTTCGACGAACTGAGCTGGGTGAACGTACCCGCCGATGCCGAAGCCATGGTGGTAGATACACAATCGTCCATCTATATGGATGTGCCACGCGAAAGCGACGAAGAAAAACCCCTTACCCAAGAATCTGCCCCTTCTGCTCTACACGAATATTTCGGTGTACCAAAGTCCACCCGATTAATCGTTGTTGAGTCTAAGGTTACTAAGACAATAGAAGCAGAAATAAGCAAACAGGAGGAAAACGAAGAAATGGACAATGAATTACAACCAGAAACAACAGTGGAAACACCAGTTGTAGAACCAGAAGTAACGGTTGAAGAACCAGCTGTTGAACCAGTTGCTCCAATCGAAGCGCCTGCTGACGATTCTGACCCATCTTCTGAAACAGAAACTCCTGTAGAAACAGAAGTTCCAACAGAAGAACCGGAAATTCAACCCGTTCCAGAAGAAGGCGCTGAATTAGTCGCTTTGAAAACTGAGAACGTTCAATTGAAATCAACCAGTTTGGGTCTGCAAGCGCAAGTTGAAGGTTTGACAAAAGAATTAAAAACTCTTTATGTTGAACGTATTGCTGAGAGGTCGGCTATCGCAGAAGACAAGAAACAGGCTTTCGTTGAAAAGTTGAGTGGCCGAACAATCGAATCTTTACGCGACCGTTTGGAAGACTTAGAAGAAGGCATGCTGAACATTACTCCTAAAGAAGTAGAAGCACCTGCCGGACGCCAAGTAACAAAGGTTAAATCGCCTTTAGCAACAAACGAATCTGTAGAGAAAAAAGAGCTTAGCCAAACTGAAAAAGTTTCTATGCTATCCAAACTAGTTAGCCAAAAGAAATAACTAATATAAGCAAAAACAAGGAGGAAATTTAACAATGGCATTATTCGGAAATCCACATGCTCCAGAATTATACAAAGGTGTTGTAGGCAAAACCCACACTAACCTTGTTGTTTCAGAGGGCGCTGCACCAGCAGAGCGATTCATCGTTTCAAATACGCATGACAACTCACGCAACTTCATTTATGAATACGGCCCAGAAGGCAACCAAACCGTTTTGATTGCTAAAGGTAAAATCGTTGAAGCTGTAGGGGAAGAAATGGACCGTGAATTCGGACACAAATCTACCGCTATTAAAATTGCAGCTGAAAACTCTGAACGCGCTATCGGTGTTAACCAACACAACGTCTACGACCAACGTCGTGATGCTATGGAAGGTAACCGTCCAACCGTTCTGACTCGTAACTACATCGAAGTTCCATTGTTCGAACACGTAGACACTATCGGTACTGCATCAGACACTGCTAAAGCAATGCACTTCGGAGCAGCTTATGGCTTGAAAGACCAATTGCGTTCTGGTGACTTCGTGGTTGCCGGTATCGACGGTAACTTCAAGCAATACGTAAAAGGCACACACGATTTCACACAAGTTATCGGTCAAGTATTGAACGTTAACCGTGAATTGCCGCCATCTGGCTTGCTACAATATTACACCGGATTGAAGAGCACTGCTCTTGAAGAATACATGAAACAGCTTTCGACTACTCCTGTAGCAGGCGATGCTGGCTATCCTTATGGTTCTCCTTACACTGTTGGTTCTTGGAGACCTGAATTCCTGAAATCTTTGGGCTTGAACCAAAATACAGGTATTCCATTCTTGACTGATGGTTACTTCTCTGCTCGTCAAACAGTAGATGCAACCTTCACGGATACTACTACTGTAGAGAACGTTCGTGCAGGCGAAGGCGTAACAATCACCGGCGACAACGCTGTTGTAAACGGCACTGTCTTGGATGCAATGGTCATCGTTAAACTGAAACACAAAATCGACCCACGCGCATTTGACCAAATCAAGGTTACTTACGACAAAGGCGAATTGGACACCACAACTACTGGCGACTTGACTGACAAAATCCGTTACCAAGTACCCGTACGCGACGTTCACGTTGACGTAACAAACAACACTGTTGTTATCTATGCTGGCACTGGTGCTGTCATGAACAACGTAGAAATTTCTGTTGCTTCTGTTGTTAACCCAACTGCAGGCATCCCGACTGAATGGGACTACAAAGGCTCTGTCGGAGCTGCTCGCATTCTTTTACTGAGATAATCAAACCCCTGGGAGGGGGTTTGTCCCTCTCAAAATCAGTTAACTTTAGGAGGAAAAAGATAAATGGACAAAGAATTTTCATTAGAAGAAAAATTAAACAACTATTCTGATTCTTTCAACGGCAAAATGAACGTGGAAGAAGCGAAAAAGAATATCTCTGTTAAAGAAGCGTTAACAACTGCGGACGCAAACATCTTGATGCCCAAAGTTATCCAGCAAGTCGTAACAGAAGCAGCAGAAGGTCAGTATCTGGCTTCCCAATTCTTCAAACGTATCAACTTGTCTGAAGGTCGCTCAATGGAATTCATCCACTTCGGCGCTATCCGCGCATTCGAAGTCGGCGAAGGCCAAGAGTACCCAGAACAAAACCTGAACTTCACCAAAGATGGAATCGGAACGGTTGACGTGAAAGTCCGCAAATACGGTCTTAAAGTGTCAATCACAGACGAAATGATTTCTGACTCTCAATGGGATGTTATTGGTTTACACTTGCAAGCGGCTGGTCGCGCATTGGCTCGTTTGAAAGAAGAAAACATGTTCCGCGAGTTCTCTCGTCATGGACACATCGTTTTCGATGGCGCTTTGTTCGCACCTGGCGACGACGGTTACCCAACTGGACGTGGCTTCGACGGCAACTACAACGGCACATTGACTGCTGATGACTTGCTAGATATGTCTGTATCTATCATGGCAGCTGGTTTCTCTCCAACTGACATCATCATGCACCCGCTTTGCTGGTCATTGTTCGCCAAGAACCAATTCTTGGAAGCAGCTAGCAAGCCGGCTTTCGGACAAGCTTCTGCTGGTCATGACCCTAAAGCTTTTGCTACAACCAATAGCTTAGGTTTGACTGTTCAGTTCAGCCCGTTCGTACCGTTCACACAAGAAGGCGAACCAACATTTGACTTCTACTTGGTAGACCGTAACAACGTTGGGGTATTGCTTGTTAAAGACGATATCTCTACTGAACAATTCGACGACCCAACCCGTGACATCCAAAGCTTGAAGCTGAAAGAACGTTATGGCGTTGGTATCTTGAACGGAGGTTTAGGAATCGCAGTGGCTAAAAACATCAAATTCGCTAAGACTTACGAAGCTCCTGAACGTAAATTCGCTGACATGGCTCTTCCTACCGATTATTCTGGTGGAGCGGCTAAGGCTCACGACGTAATTTAGTTCTAGAACTTAGTTCGTACATCGCCTAACCCTATAGGGGCCCTATAATAGGGTCCCTATTTTTTTATCATAAGGAGGAATTCAACACATGGAAGAATACGTAGTCGTAGCAGTATCGCCTTTTTACAATGGCTTGGGCTGGACCGATGCCGGTACCGGCAAACAATTTTTACCCGCAACTAGCATCACTGGAATCCGCATCTCCAAGAAAAAAGATTTGCGCGGAATTCAAAATTCTGTTCGCTTAGGCAAACTTTATTTGCTCGAAGGAAATTTCGACGGCGTGAAAGCCTTGCCGATTGAGAATACCAATCCGGAAGAATTGACTACTGAGCAATTCAAAGAACTGATTAAGAAATTAAAAGAAGACAAACCAGTAGCAGATAACGGTGAAGCTGAGAAAGCTACCACAGAAGCGAAAGTTGCCAAAGAAGGCAAAGCGAAAGCAGAAAATGCCTTGGAAGCAATCCTTGCCATTCATACCTTTACAGCTGAGGAATTAAAAGCAACATCTTTGACTGTCGATATCTTGAAATCAATTGTGGAAGCGAAGGGCATTGCAATGCCAGAAAAAGACACGAAAGCGAATTTGAAAAAAGCCATTCTGGGAGAATAATCGCATGTGAGAAAGGAGCTAGGAAATGGCAAGTGTAACTAATCTTATCTATAGTATCAATCCTGCTCACAATCAAACGGAAGTTCTTCTGGATACAGCCATTGTTATTCGTTTCAATGAGAATATGAACCCGGCTACTTTAAACGCCAACACGATTCTTGTGACCAGTGGTGGCGTTGTGGTGCCGGCAACGTATACTTACCAAGCCATCACAAAGGATTTGACCATTCAACCGACTTCCCTTCTGAATGCAAGCACGACGTATGCCGTTAAAGTACTAAGTCTTGCAGAAGGCCCAGTCACCGTATTCGGGGATGTGTCTTCCAGGGAATATATTTTTTATTACACAACAACGGTGGCGCCGGTTGGGGAAGGGGCTCCGCCGGATACCACTCCGGATGTCATTGTGCCTGTCACAGACAACTTCTTCGGCAATGTGTCGGTATGGGCTTCTTACCCCGAATCAGGAGATTTGGTCGACGACCTGGAAGACCTTGTCGTAACCTTCAGTACGGAAATCAATACGGAAACGTTGGCAACGCAAGTCTTTTTGCAGGAACAAGCAATTAGCCCTCTACTTAGACGGCTAAAGGAAAGCACGCGTATCCCTTTGACTATCGATTCCGAAGCATCCAATGGCCAAACGATTATCTTCGTGCCAGCGTCAGAGCTAGCGCCAGGCGTTGCTTACGAATTGATTCTGAAGGCCGGCATTGCTTCCGCAACCGACCCGACCTTGACTCTGGGTGCAGACCAAACGATTCCCTTCCAAACCCAATGGGAACTCTTTTATACAAGTGTGGATTCGGTCAAGCTGACTTTGGGATTGTTCCGGGAAGCTTATACGGATGCGGAAATCGCCACGATGATACATCAACAATCGTTGGGGACGTATCAACTGGTCTCCATGCTGACAGACTTCGACCCGACTTTATGGGAAGACACAGCCCCTTATGCCGCTTCCCAATATGTCCTGTATCGCACCGCTTACCAATCTATGTTGGGCCAAGTCATCGAAAGTTCTTCCGGCATGCACAAAAGCATCCAATTGGGAGACCTGCGAGTGTCTGATTCCAGTAGCGTATCCGCCGAAATCACCGACCTGATGGGCTTGTTCCAAAAGGAAATGGACAAATGGTGGGATGTGTTGACAGGCGGAGAAGATGTTGCCGTCGATGACGGCATGTATCGCCCCGTGTTGTCATCACGTTTGGGAACAGCCACGAAAGGCGAAACGATTGCCCCGTACCCTGGCTTCTTGAGCCGTTCGAGCTACGCAGAACTAGGGGGTTAATGGATGAATCATCTAGAACAGGAATTCAACAACATCCTCAAAACCTATGGGCATTCGGTGCTGTTGCTGCATAGCGACAAGAAAACCGTTTGCACCTGCTATGACAGGAGAACCGCTTCGGCGGACAAAGATTGTCCGTATTGTTTCGGGATGGGCCATGTGCCCATCATACAGAAACACCTCACCCGCGACATCGATATGCGTGTTCCGGAAAGCTTGCCCTATATCGCCAGCCAGCAATTGTTTGGAGATATGGCAGTGGCGACCCGTGGCTATTACTTCAAAAAAGATGTCGTCGTCAAAGAATACGATTTGATTATCGATGTCGAATGGAACGGACAAGTTCCCGTATACCGGGGCGGGGGTATCTACGAAGTCAGCCACATCGACCCGCAACGCTATCTGAATGGCGAAATCACTTTCCAAAAAGTCTACGTCAAAGACCAGCCCATCAAAAAAACGATTCGCGGGTTCAAAATCGTGCAACAAGCAGGCCAAGTCCTGTATCAAATAGCCGGATTGGGGGAATAACGCGTGAAGACAACCGATTTTTCTTATTACACAGAAGCAAACGGAAGTCCAAAAGGCAAAACCGTCCTCATCGGCATGATGGAAGACGGCCCGGTCGGACAAGGCTTCACGCTTTCTTCCGGCAAAAACGCCCTCTATCTATTAGGGGACAACGAAATTAGCCGCAGTTATCAGTTCCTGATTGCTTCCGGCATCCCGGCAGAAGACATTCTGCTCTATCGCCTGAACGGTCAACCGAGCCGACTGTCGCTTGCGAACGACAACGAAGTCTATTTCCAATTCGTATCGGTCGGTGCGCATGAACGGGACAACGATATCCGCCTGACCGTGTCGGAAGAAGGCTTGTCCATTACATCCTTCTATGAACACAAGACGACCTTGGATGCGCAATTGCACCCGAATTTCAAACGGACCTATCTCTTCACGGAGTACCCGTATTTGTCCGATTTAGCCTCTGCTGTGAACAGCGACGCCTCTTTCGGATTGGTAGATGTGTTCTGTAAAGAAACCCGCACAGGGGCAACAGCGGAACATTTCAATGTCCCTGGGGAATATTTCTTTTCCAAAGGAACTTCTGATGCCACGCTTTGCGTCAAAGAGAGCCGTCCTTCCGAAAGTTATCTGGCCCAATATTGGCCCTATTTCTACAATTGGGTATTGGGCCCTGGTTACGAAGGGGAATGCAGTACACGTTTGATGTCCTTGCCGGCAGAAACTTTCTACTTCACAGACATACAAATCGATAATGCGCCGAAAATAGCCGAAATGGCCGCCCGTATCGCTGCCCAAAAAACAGCGGAACAAGACATCGTTTGCACGGCTGTTTTTCGAACATCGCTCATCCCGGAAACGGAACAAGATGTGTTCGCCTACAAACTGAATGCTCTTTACTCAACAGAGGAACGCAGTGCGTTGCATATGCAACATCTGCATGCTGTTGTCGGAGAAGAACGCGTGTCGGACGGAAGCATCCGGGCGGGAAGCTTACACTATCTGTTGCTTTCGATGCAGTCCGCTTTTTCCACCAGCCTGTCGAACAAAAGCTTGCTTTATTTTAGTCAATTAAATGTGACACTTTCCAAATCCCTTATTGCGAATCTGCAAGCTAATGGTTATATATGTATTGTACCATCCATCAGGAAAAAATTCGTATGCGCCTATGTACAGAATATCGCCGAAAAGACCGGTGTTTTGTTGGAGAATTTCAACAATCAGCGCTTGGTAGGGGTTATCTCTTGCGACGTAAAAGAAATTCTTGAAAAGTACATCGGCGGAACTAAAAATTCCTTCCAATCATCGACCGTGGTCAAAGTGTTGCAGGAGTATTTATCTCAATATGTAACAAGTGGAACGATAGCTTCTTATGAAGTGGGTCTCTCCGAAGACCATCAGGTGCAAAGCAGGGGACTGATTCAAATGCGATTGGCTCTTTACAACGAAGTAAAAGAAGTCAAAAGCAACATTCAGGTCTCAACAGAAGGGTGGGAAATTGATTTATGGAATCTGACCGCTTAAAATACGCGGCCTCCATGGACTTCGATGACTTCATCGACAATGTCTATGTGTTGCTGACAACCTTATGGGGAGAAGAGTGGGGCGTCTTCACAATCATGAAGCCGACAATCAGCAATGGTCGGGATGTCCCGATGCCACAAATCGTCTATTCCCTGAAACAAGCCGAACCCGGTTTGGTCGGGAAGAACGTCCGGGAAATATCCCCGCGACACCGCGAATCCTTTACTGAAATCAGTTCGCTAACAGGCGAAGAGGTTTTGGTCGAAATCAAAGGCCGCGTCATGGATTGCATGGTGGAATTCACCATCTATGCCGAAAACAATTTCGAAGCCTCCAGGCTGACGAAAAGTTTCCGACAAATCATGGAAAAATACAAAGGCGTCTTGATGGGCCGTGGGTTGCAGAACATGTGGTTTCAAAAAGAATACGAACGCAATGACCGAGAAAATTCGGAAGAAAAAGTATCGTCGCGCGGCGTCCTCTATCTTGTGAAACTGGAAGAACTCTTCCGCACGGAACAATCGGAAATGCAACAAGTCACCATTAATTTGGACGTTGCAAAAAACTTGTTGGAACTAGAAGGGAAATTGCCTTCACAACAAGCGGACGAACCTATCATTATTGCTGTTCCCTAATCTGGTATTAACTTTTTATTAACAATACATCTAGAAAACACAAGGAGGAAAAACATTCATGTCTAATTATCCTAATTTACCTGGCGTAAACATGACGGTTAAAGACGGTCAATTGTTGGTTTCATCTGACAAAACCGGAAACAGCCTATTGATTATCGCAGAGGCAAAAACAAATCTTACTTTGCCTGAAGAGCCTGTCTACATTTCCACAGAAGAAGAACTGAAAGCCAACTTCGGTGGATTTTTCTACTTGGGAGAATTGAACCCGATTGCTGCTGAATGGAAAGCCGCTAAAGAAGCTGGCGTAAGCAACATTTACTTGTTGGCTCTTGCTGGTGTTGACTTGAAAGCAAAATTCGTAAATCTGCAAGACAAATTATTCAACCTGATGGCTGACTTGAGCATCTCTCACGTTGTTTTGTCTGGTCTATACGCAGACGACGTTGTTCCTGCTCTTGTCGCAGGCGACTTCGAAGGTGTTTCTAACATCAATGACGTGGCCGGCGTAGAAGTATTCAATACTTTCACTGCTACTGCAGCTCCTGCTACTTTGACCGTTACCGTTCCTGTTACTTTGACTGCAACAATTGCAGGCACTGAACCAGCGGTCGTAACTATCGATGCGACTAAAACAATTGGGGAACTTATCCCATTGTTAAATATTGAAATGGCACAAGCATTAAGCGTTGTTGGTTCGGATGCAAGAATTACTTTCGAATTGATTGCCGGCAAAGTCGTTGCGAAATCAACCGCAGCTGTTACTTTCACTGGCGCTGCCGTCTTAACCGCTTTGGCTTTGACTGCTATCACAGCTGTCGTTCAAGGTGTTGGTAATCCGGCTGTTATGTTGGCTGCTTATGCTGAGCGTCAAAGCTTAGAAGTAGGAAACTGCATCGCATACGCAACAACTTCTGCTCCTGCAAACACAACCTTGGCTGCCATCAAAGCACACGTAGATGCATTGGTTGTCCGCAATAACCAGATTTCTAAATATCTGCAAGTTGTTGTTGGCCCACAAGTTGCCATCACTGTACCAGGAAGCTTACGCGCACAATGGGTATCCGGCGTTACACAATACGCTTGCTTGGTGAACGGACTGCAACCACAAATTGCATCAACAAACCAAACCTTGCCTGCCGCTCACGGCTTGCGCTACAACTTCTCCTTGCGTCAATTGAACGCATTGGTTGGAAACAAATACGTAACCTTCCGTACGAAGAACAACCGCATCATCGTAGTCGACGGCGTAACAACCGCACCAGATTTGTATGTTGGAGATGAAGTTATTAAATCCGACTTCACCCGTTTGTCTACCTTGCGTATCACAAACCATATGGTCAAAGCCATCCGCGAATCTTGCGACGCTTTCATCGGTATGCCGAACGAATTCCCTGTCTATAACTCAATGAATACTTCCATCAAGGCAGTTATCAAAGATGCTATCGACAAAGGAATCATCCAAGACGCACGCTACTCTATCACTTTGGGTAACTCGTTGGATGCAGCTACTGTAAACATGACTATCTTGCCACAATTCGAATTGCGTGCAATCGATGTAACTATCGGCTTGTCTACACCTGACAGCTTCTAAGCATTAACATAATTGGTTGGCCGGGGGCTATTCCCGGCTGGCCGTTTATTAAAACAGTTTAAGAAAAATAGGAGGAATTCAGCATGGCAAACAATTTTGCAACTACGGAGTATACTAAAACGTATACCTCATTCTCCGGAGCCGACATCAAAGCTTCTTTCGGCAATATGGTCGTTGGTGAATTACAAAGTATTACATACAGCGTAACCAGAGAAAAAGCACCCATCTTCACTATGGGTAACCCAAACCCGCGTTCTTTCTCTCGCGGCAAACGCGGAATTGCAGGCTCTTTAGTCTTCACCGTTTTGGACCGCGATGCCTTGCAGGCTATCAAAGACGGTTCTATCGTCTACCGTCAGCAATTCAATGACTCTGCTTACAAAGGTGGAGAATCTGATGCGCCGAGACCAGCTCACCTCGATAGCAATATATCGATGGACGCGAATTTCGCACAGTGGACAAAAGGCGCTACACCAACATATTCTGATGAAATTCCGCCTTTTGACATCACTATCAGTTTCTTGAACGAATACGGATTTGCTTCTACTATGAGCATCTACGGCGTAGAGATTCTGAATGAGGGTATGGGCATGTCTATCGACGACATCACTACCCAAAAATCTTGTACGTTTGTTGCGCGTGGCATTAACGATATGGGCTCTCGAGAACATACTAAAGGTCAAACTAACGCAACTATCACATACTAATAAACCTTTTTAAAAAGGGATAGAATCGGGGGCCCGCTGTGGCTCCCTTTTTTGTTAGGAGGAAATAATAAATGAGTGAAATCTTGGACCAATTATTTGATGCGACCAACCCTGCCCTGATTGACCAATTGTATACGTCACTTTATGACAGCCCGAATATCGAAACCGTACTCGCAAACATTTTGGAGACGGGCTCTTCTGCAGACATTCTGGCGGAAGTCCAAACCCGCGTTTCCGAATCGGACTTCTGGAACGGCATCCGGTCAAGCATCTCGAATGAAAAGGGTGAGCACGTCGTCTTTCAGCAGAACAAGGAGCTTTCCGGAACGTACACGTCATTTTCTGGTGCCGATACGACCGTGTCAATCGCCTTCAAGGGCGGACAACCTATCGTTATCGGTACAGCGCAAACGGTCACCTATAGCATTTTTCGGCCGATGTCGCCCGTCTACAATTTAGGCAGTGCCAAGCCTGCAGGTTTTGTTCGTGGGCAGCGTACGATTGCCGGTTCGATTATTTTTACTGTTTTTGACCGACATGTCTTGCTTGCGGCCATGCATAGTGCTTATGCTAAATACAACGCAGATTGCCTAAACAAACCGATGCTGGCCGACGAATTGCCCCCTTTCGATTTGGAGATATCCTTCACGAACGAATATGGGCAGAGCGCCTTCCTGCTTATCTACGGTGTGCATATTACTTCCGAAGGACAAGTTATGTCCATCGAAGATATGATTACCGAAAATACCATGCAATATTTGGCAGAAGATATTATGTTGATGAAGCCGGACTTTGCTGAAAACACTTAAGAAAGGGGGAAGACTCCTACATGGATAACATAAAAAAAGAATATTTCTCCGGTTCGAACGTCCGCGTTTACTTCGGCGGTATCTACATCGAGCAGTTGGCCAATATCCAATATTCCTTGAGCGAACAGGTTGCCCCGATTTACGGCTTCCATTCTTACACTTTCGACCGGGTAGCCCGCGGGCAACGCATCGTTGGGGGCGTCTTTACATTGAACTTTACCGAAAATGGCTATTTACAAACCATTTTGGATAGATTAGCATCAGATGTAGAGGGGTATCGAGAAGACAGCGATACTTCCGCAGAAGTCGTAACGAGCGAAATGGCCACGTACAATACCGAAAAAACGATTGAACGCCTTTTGCTTGTGAAGGACCGTAAGTATGAAGACTACATCACTGACCTAAAACGTTCCTTCTGGGGCGCACCTACCGAAAACGGGATGATTCACCAGGATTTGGGAAAAGAAAACGACACGTATTTCTATTCCAAGCAAGGCACGAAGACCAATGCCCTGCGCGAACACGGCTTCAACATCCTGATTGATTACAGTCCGGACGCCAATTACTCCGACTTCGACCGTTGCATGAAAAACATCCACGATGGCACCAGTTTTTACCAAACGTACCGTAGCATCATCGGCGTGCACATTACCGGGGAACAACAAGCCATCGGCAATGATGGTTCGGTTATCCAAACAACCTACAGTTTTACCGCACGCGATTTGGATGGGGACATCACCGAAGCCAGCCTATCGAACAATTTCCGCTATGATTTTGAAGACATCGTTATCCCTTCTTACTCACAACTGCAAGGTGGTGCGCAAGAACTCAAATAACCAACAATAGAAAGAGGGAACCTTACCCATGGCAAAGAAAAAAGAATTAGTAGAAGAAGGACAAATCGCGACTTTGGAAGAAGAAGTGGTGGAAGAAGTAGAAGCATTCGAAACCGAAGAAGAAGAAATGGCGCACGAAGGAACGGATGAAATCTTCCCGTTCGGTCCGAGCTATGACCAACTGGAAGACTGGAAATCTCGCTATGACGGCGAAATCTACATGTCCGATTTCGATGACACCATCTTTTTATGGAGACCTATCCGACGCAAAGAATTCCGCGACATTCAACGCATTGAAGGCGCGAAAGACGAATACTACATGGAAGAATCCATCTGCCGCGCTTGTGTCTTGTGGCCGGAAGATTACGCTTTGCACCGCATCACTTTCGGCAAAGCCGGCATCCCGACAACGTTGTCCCAATTGATTATGGAACGTTCCGGATTCTTGCGTCCGATGACAATGAAGTTATAAAAATAGAAAAAAAGAGAGGCGGGGCGAAATGCCTCGTCTCTTTTTATATGGGAAAGAGGAAAAACAATGACACCGGAACAACTGTTGCTTGAATGGAAAGATGCGTATGGTTATGTTTATTACACTGAAATCAGCGGAAATGAATTTATTTACCGACTGTTGACCTATTTGGAATATCAGGACATTAAAAATAAAGCCCAGGATACGCTCGAAATGGATGAAATGATTTGCCGCCTGTGCGTATTGGACCCGGAAATCGCAGACTGGGACGAAGGCATTTATGCAGGCTATACGGCAACGATAGGCCAGCTTGTCCGGGAGGAATCGTTAATCACCCCGAAAGAAGATGGTTCGTCGGACGTGAAAACCATCATTTCGCAAAAATCAGAAGAATTAGCCACAAACTTTCTCTTGCAGATTCCGCTCGTCGCCAAGCGTTGCTTCCCAGAATACACGCTGGACGAACTGGAACGCATGAGTTTGCCCCGCCAATTGGAACTGTACACAAAGGCGGCTTGGATGCTGCAACAATTCGAAGGTGTTTCATTAACCTTTAACGAAGAATAAAAAAGAAGAAGGTGCGTTATGGCAAATAGGACAGAAGAAGAAGGGAGAAGAGGCCCTTCTTTCCTGCAAGTGGCAGCCGGTCTTGGGATTGGGTATGCCGCCTACAAAAACCGAAATCAGCTGATTAAAGGGGTCTCAGGCGTTTTAAAATCAGGGAAGGTGAACTTATCCCGCGCAACGAATAATGCCAGTTTCCGGGGAACAATCGGGGAAATGAAGAGCCTTTCCAGCGCTGTCGTGGAAACATATGGACAGGCTAGCCCGCGCAACATTGCCCGCGCCTATTTGCATCCGGACAGCCGCAAAGCCCAATTGAACCGGAACTTGGCCACCTACAACAAAGACCTGAGCAAGCGTCTGGAAATCAACGCCTTGGACGATGTCTACCAAAGCCAACAACGCTTGGGCGACCGCAACAAGGGCAATCACCGCAAGGCAAAACGCGACGCGTCCATCATCAACATGCGCAATGCCGCCAACCGTGCCGATGGCCCCTACCGCGATGCCTTCGGGGAAAACTTCGACAACGTCATCCGCATGTTCGAGAACAATGCCGAATGGCTCATGAAAGACCCGGCCAAAGGGTTGCGGAAGACAACCGATGCCAACGGCAAGGAAATCTTTGATGAATACAACGTCAACATCAAAAAACTGTTCGATGAATACAACTACAATCCGAAACGCAACATCAATCTCGGCATCCATCCGCGCGACGAAGAAAGCCAAAAAGCCTTCGTCAGAAACATGATGGACTTGTCGCTCGAAAGCTATACCAAGACGCAAGCACAAGTCGATGAGGCAAAATACGTAGCCAAAAAAGCCGGCGGGGCCGTCACAAGCAAAGACAATGTCTATGCTCAGCATAAACAGTTGTATGATATCGGCTTGTTCGAATCGGTACGCAAGACCCATGCCGAAAAGAACAGCGACAGCTTTACGAAACTGATGACCGAAAACGGCTATTCCCAAATCACGATGGCACAAGCCCGCGATGGCGTCGCCGAAGAACGCAACGGCAAACTTTTTTTGGTCAAAAGCTCGATAGACAACAAGGGCCGGACGATTGAAGACCGCTATTCCACCCCTTTGCGGACGAGTTCTTCTGCAGATACGCTCGGTTTGAATTCGAAAACAAAGAGCCAACCGTTCGCGCGGCAATACATCCAGGCCGGCGAAAGAATGGGCTTGGACCGCACCGATTTAGAACAGCACGTCTTCTCCAACCAACTGTTCCTCGACAACAAAAGCGGAGAGGTCATCAACGTCCAGGGCATGGGCAAACTGACGAACGAGATGGGCGATTATTTCCAACAGAACTGGCAAATCCCGTTCCTGAACATGAACCCGCTCGATTTCCTGCCGAAACGGACATTGGCAAAAGAACGCAATTCCACCATCTTCGAAATCTACGAAGACGGCAAAGACTTCTTCACATTCATGGACCAGGACAAGTACAACCTGCGCCGGGTGGATGAATCCCGCAACACCACTTCCTACGCCAAGATACTGAACCAATCCTACATGCATGTGGATGGCGACATCTTCGACACCGGCATTTCCAAGGAGATGTCCGGGCTGACCGATGCCGATGCCTACCGAGCTTTCCGCGAAAAGAGCGGCGAGTATTTAGTAGGGGAAAACTATGACAGCGTCAGCTTGCGGAGCGGTATGTACAAGCATTACGCCGATGTCATTTCCGACCGCACCAACATCGAAAACTTCGATAAGCCGGGAGCCATCAAACAGCTGTTTGGCTTGGGGCAAGAAAGCGAAACGGTTTTCGGTAAAATCAAACGGGCAGTCACGAAATTCGATGACCCGCTGTATGCCGAAAACATCGTCGGGGAAATCTATAAACGCAGCGACCAAGGCTGGTCCAGTTCCGAAGATGTCGTTGAGCAGGCCTATGCCAACCTGTTCGGACGGACGAAGAACCTTTCGCCGAACAGCAAGGAAGCTGTCTATGATGTATTGGGCGACCTGATTAACCGCCAGTCCAATATGAGCCTGAAAAACATGGACCTCTATGATATCAAGACCGATGACGGACTGATGGGCATTGCCCAAAACATCAGCGAAAGCTTTCGTTTGCGTTCCGAACCGGAAACGATGCTGGATACGACCCAAAAACGCATTCGCAACAATCTCGAAAGAGAAATCAGCCAGCAATTCTTTGGCGATTATATGCCCGACCAGCAAGGCTTCCTGGACCGCACCCGTTACTTGAAGAGCCGGAATGTTTATGTGCCGGACAAGATGGGCAATGTCATGGAAAACGAAACGGTCGGCGTCAAAGCCTCCGATGATTTGCGCAAACTGATTGAGGAATACGGCATCGCGTTGGCCGACGAAAAAGGCATCGACCTGAACAAAAGCATCTTGTCGACCCCCGGCATCTTCCCGAATGATGTCCGCGCGGAAATCGGCGAACTGCGCGCCTTGGGGCAAATGGATTATTTCAATTCAAAAACCAAAGGCAACAGCGTCAAGGATATCGATGACAACCAACTCGAATGGCTGACTTTCTACAAAAACAATCCAGAGAATCTGTCCAACCTGGAATATTCATTGGCCAAAACAGACCCTTGGTACGGCACCGGCGCAGGCGAGAAACGCGACGATTTGTTGGGGGCAAACAAACGCACCCCCATCAAGAAACATACGACACTGCAGGAATCCATCAATGCCTCGCTGTCAAAGGCAGGGGAAGAACAGCCTTTCAATCATGAAGACTTCAACAATGCCGCTGGACTGGCGGAAGGCATCTTTAACTGGTCCAAGCAAGGCGGGACTCTGTTCGCAGGCCGACACGGAAACATCACAGATGCTTCGGTCATCCCTTGGCACTTGGCCAACCGTTTGGACACGCCGTTGCAGAAGTTGGGATTGGGATTGCCGAACCACCTGAAAGACAGCCCGCAATCAATTCTCTTCAACCAATGGGCCCGCCGGATTGTTTTGCCGTACGCCGCCTTCCAGACAGCTGTCTACTTCGACGGCATGACCGGCGATGCGACCAGTGATGCGGCTGCCGACACGTACGTCAACATGCACGAAGACGTAAACCGCGTGAAAGAATTCGCCGGCATCAACAACTGGGGCCGGGACATGCAGAAAATCATGCCGTGGGGCGAGCAGATTGGCGCGATTGCGCCGGTCAAAGCCTTCAACTTCGCTACCTTCGGCCTGTTCTCCGATTTCCGGACAGCCGAAGATGTAGAGAAATACTATACCTCCGGCGAAGACCCAATCCGCAAAGGCCGTTTCTGGGACATCGGTTCCAACTCGCCTTGGATGGGGAACAAAATCGACCGCTACGAAGCCAACTGGTACCGGAAAGCGAAATCGGATTACCAATTCTCTGACAACATGTACGGTTCCGAGAACGAATACTGGGCCAATAACTGGATGCCGACACTGACGCATCCGTTCGCACCCATCAAACACTTCATCACCGACCCTTATCATTACGAAGACAAGCATGCAGAAAGCCGTCCGTATGCCGTCACCGGTGGCTTTGCCGAACTGCAGAACGTGCCATTGGTCGGACCGGCTATCGATACAGTCGTGTCCGGGGTGCTCAAACCGCAACGGACAAACCGTCACCTGAAAGAATCACACGAAGCCTATCTTTCTTCCTATAACGAACGCTTGAGTGCAGCTTACATCAACATGAATGCCGGTGGCGTCGTCAACATGGGGCCGAACGGCAGCATGACGCTTTCTTCCGATGTCTTCGACGTGAACTTCACGGACGAAAACGGCCAACTGAACGAAGAAGCTTTGATTGCCGATGAAATGACCTTTAACGCCGAACGTGACCGGATGGCCATCGGCTTGATGAACAGCACGGGTGTTATCCCACAACTGCCGGGTGGCACGATGCCGGGCGGATTCCTGGGACGCATCTTCTCAGCAGTCGGCAATGGTGGCGGAGGCGGTTCCGTTACGCCCGTACCGGAAGACCAGCTTGCCGCTTTGACGGAAACCTATGGGGAAGGCAACGTCGCAGGAGTCGGTACTGTCGGCAGAAGTGGCAGTGCTTCTGCCCAATATTTATTGGGGCAGATGAATGCGCGCTTAACAGACGGCAAGACCATCAACCGGAGTGACCAAGTATCCCAAGCCGGCACGATGGCTGACCCGAATGTCCTGTTGCGACTGAATGGCGCCGTTAATCAAGCGAGCCTGTTCAATCCGAACGGCGTTATGCGGGACATCACCTACAACGCAGGCGAGTTTGCCGGTATGTACGGTTTCCTTTCCAAGACCGCTTTCGGCTTCGAGGAATCGGGCCGGGGCACCACCTTGGAATCCTCCGACCGATTCAGCAATTACAACGACAAGTTCTGGGAAAATGAACTCGGTGGTTTGGGCGGAGACCTGTCGGAAATCGGACGGCGTTACTTGCCACGTGACCCGAACAAGGATTACTACAATCCGATTCGGAATACGATGCCGACCTGGCTAGACTTATTGGTCAGTATAAACTTTCTTAATTGCTGGAAACCCCTAACGTAAAGGCGAGGGCAATCAGCAGCTTAATAACTCTAGTTCTCCCCGGTAGTCTATGGTATCATATTCCTTATGAAGGAGTGATAATGATGGATTATCGAGTAAAAGATATGGTAGGAAAGCAGTTTGGAAAACTCACCGCAATTAATTTTTCCCACATGGGGAAGGGCGGGGCGTTTTGGTTATTCCAATGCAAATGTGGGAGTCAAAAAATAATCAATGGCTCCTCGGTTCGTTTAGGAAAAACCACTTCTTGTGGTTGTGTTGCTAAAGAAATTTTTCTCAACAACATAACAAGCCATGGAAAAGCAAACACAAGGACTTATAATGTTTGGGTAGGAATGAAACAACGATGCCTCAATCCGAAAAGCGAAAGCTATTTCAACTACGGAGGAAGAGGGATTGGCATTTCAGAAGAATGGATGTTGTTCGAAAATTTCTTTCAAGATATGGGAGAAGCTCCTCCAATGCAAAGCATAGAAAGAATAGATAACGATGCAGGATATTCCAAAGAAAATTGCATCTGGGCAAATCGTTCTACTCAAAACATCAATAAGCGGTACGACAACCAAACGACCGGACTAAGAAATATATCCTACGACAAAAGAGATGGTCTTTACGAAGTTGGTATTTCAAGAAACAAAAAGAAGTACCGGAAAAGCTTCAAGAAGCTGGAAGAAGCTATCCAGTGGAGAGACAAACTCTTAAAAGAACTAAGTTGTTAAGTTCAACGACTATCAAAAGGGAAGGTCTTATTTTGATAAGGCAAACCGAGTAGAGTACAGCCAAGCGGCTCCCGTCTTCCGTAATCAGGAAGAATTGCAAAAGCATAGGGATTAAATGGAAACAGAGAGCCTGCTCAATTAGAGCGGTGAAGATATAGTCTCGTCTGCATGGAAACATGCAGCAGTTCATAAAAGAACGGTAATAATTTAGCGAATTATTGCGAAGATAAACGACCCGGCGCCGGTTACTTCCAGGATTTCTTGCACGGCGACCCCTATGCGAAAGTCGCCAAGGGTGAACAGCGCTTGCCTGGAGATGCATATGAAAAATTATACGGGGTACGCAAAGACGCACAGGGCAATTACTCTGCATTGGACCGCTACCGCATTTTGGCTGACGTAGCCCCTTACTCAGACCAGTACCGGGCGGCCAAAAAAGAAGTCGCACTCCTGAACCAAAACGGTTATTTGGATGAACGCCAACAGGACGAGTACGCGACCATCCGCGACCAAGTTTCTTCGCGCATGAAGAAGAAAAACTTCTATGCGGAACGCTTCCAGAATATGGACAACGAAAAAGAGACCGTCACGGTCACCCAAGTCCTTGACCAGAACACCTTCCTGACGGAAGAATATGCGAATAACCCGTTTAAATTAGCAGGGGTAAACGTCAAGACGGATGACGAAGAAAACAAAGCGATGATTGGCCAATTCATCAAACCGGGGCAGAAACTGCAGGTTTCCATCGACGGAGACCCGCTGAAACGCGTCCGCGATGACATGATGGACACGATGCGTGTGGTTGTGTATACGCCGCACGCGGCCAAAGGTTCGCGCTTCGGTATGGAAGGTTTGGGTGCGCACGACAACCTGAACTACTACTTGTCGAAACGCACGGAAGAATACGGTGGAACGGTGACCTTGAAGGATGACGAATCCTCCATCGCGACCGAAGCTTTGTTCTCCGAGGGACAACTGACCACCGGCAAATTGACGGAATGGATGGTTCATGATTTGTTGCCGATGGTACCGGTTGTGAATATCATCGCCGACAAATTCCTACCAGTGAAATCAGCGACGGAAGCGTATGCGGATGAACTGTACAGCAAATCTTGGCGTGACTGGAAGAATCCGATTAGCGACTGGTTGATGCCGATGTTTGACAGTACGGCCGCCTTAAATCCGGGGCTTTCCTTCCTGAATGGATTGGGAATCGGCTTGCTGGCCGGTAAGAAGAACAAATGGAACAAAGGAATGGGCACCGGGATTGTCTTCGGATTGGTTTCCGGTGTACGGACGGTGATTGATACCGGACGAGAACTGACGCCGGGCGGAAAAGAGATTTGGATTCCGGAACGCCGCGAACGCGAGCGCGAAGTCGACGAGTACTTCGACAAAATCAAATACATCAAATACAAGGGTTTGTACGAGAAAGCCAAAGATGATGCCAAGAAATATGAAGGCATGGATTTGGACGCGTATTTCGACACGAATACGACGCGCGGAAAAGATAATAAAAACTTGAAAGCCTACTTGAACAACAAGAAAAAATGGCTTAACATCAAGAAAGATAGCGAAGACGCCAACAGCGAGAACATCGACACCGAATTGGCCGACATCAAGTTGCAGTTGAATGAAATCGACAGCGACCGACCGACCGGCGAAGTGGGCCCTTATGCCGCTTTGGCGCTTCGTTACAAAGACGAATTCGAATCGACGTTGTTCGGAGCATCGGATACTTACAACTACAGCAAGACATACCGGGCCTTGCCGAAGAAAGATAAGGAATATTTCACTGCTTTCGCCAAAGCTTCTCCGCGTGAACGGCAACGGATATTGGAATTGGTGCCGGAAAACCAGAAGCGCATTTACCAACAGCAATTCGGCTTGAAAGTAGACGAACCGGAAGACCTGAATAAGTATTTCGATAAATACAATCTGCCCGGTGCCAAGTGGGAAGGCTGGAACCCCGGCACATCCTTGGACAGCATCAAGCTGAAAGTGATGCGCAATGAGGGCATCGAATTGACCGAAGCTAACTATTGGGGCGATGACGAAAAACTCGCCGACCAATCCGGAGTCGAGGCTATTCCTATTCGACAAAGCCTTTTTTCTACCATGATTAATACGGGAGATTTAGAGAAGGCTTTGCGCGGAGCCGGATTGAAAGATGTTCGCATCGGCATGAAGGTAGGTTCTGCAACAGAAGATTCGTTCAGTACCAGTTTGAATATCCAAAAAGACCGTTCGGAAGAAATCAAAGCCGGCATGCAAAATTACACAAACTACATGTAGCCCCGCACAGGGGCTCTTGAGGAGGAAACAGAGTGGTAGACACGTTCAACAAAGCGTTAGGGATTACCCAAGTACAATATGGCGATGCCGTCAACGTTTACACCAGTCCCTACAGTTTCGGGCAGGATTACGGCGACAGCGACGCGCGCCAGGCGGCAGGGATGCAAGCGGCCAAAGAAATGATGCCAGATGGCCCAAACAAGATGGGTGATATCGGCATCTATGCAACGCCCGGTCTCTCCAATGACTTGTCGGAAACCAAACGGGCGTTGGATGACCTGCTCTCCTCGAATGACCGCGATGTCGTGGTTTGGGATACGGAAACGTTGGGAACCTCTAACCGCAACCTCTTCGGCAAACAAACGGCGGATGACTTCTTCGATGTCACCCAAATCTCTCTGCACAAACACCATTATGATGGGGCCAGTGTGAGCGCCAAAGAAGAAGCCGTTGTATTGGCGATGCAAATCAGCGGCAACACGCACGCGAAACTATCCGGCGCGTTGGACCAATTGGAACGCGACCCTTCTTCCTTCTACCGGATGGATGAGGGCTTGCGCCGTTCTGTGGCCGACTTGACGGTTGCGGATAACGAAAGTTACTTCGGTAAACAAATCATCGGCGGAAAAGAATTCGCCGTCATGACCGGGCAATCGGCGAACAAGCCGAGCTACAAGGGCATTGCTTTGGGCACGGCCGAAAACATTGCGCGCGCCCGTAAAGGACTTGCGATTCAGTCTGACTTGAAATATACGAACACAAAAGAACAAGGCATTGAAGCCATCAACATGTTTGGAGAAAAAAACCCGGTTTTCGTCGGGCATAATGTCCAGAAGTTCGACCAAGGCAACACCGCTGAATGGATGGGCCCGCAAACGTCCGCAGCTGGAAAAAGAGCCATGCAACTGATAACCCAACCGCATATCGATACGTTGGTATTGGCGGAAAAGGTGTATAACCAGACCAAGGCCGACACGAAGAACAACCAACTTTCCACCATTTTCAATGCCGTGGCGCCAAAAAACGTTTCGGGCGGACTGGCTCATTATGCCGGTGACGATACGGCCATGAACGGATTCGTCTTCAATGACGAATTGCGGTTGGTGAAAGCCGGCGCTTTGGGCGAAAGCCAGAGCAAAGCCATCCAAAAGAACCAACTGTTCGTTTCCGAAAAAGGGACGGGCGGTTATTATGACAGTGCCTTCAACCGCAATCGCGGGCAGTATGATGTGACGATGCGTTGGGACGAAAAGGAAGACCGCTTCGTGCAGAACTACCGTTTCCAGGAAGCTTCGATTGTGGCGGGTCACCAATACGAATTCTTGGGAAGCGCCGGTAAGAAAGCCATCAATGGCGTCGACCACTACGGCATGACCTTGCGGGATGTGGACAGCAATACCATCAAAACCATTTTCCGGGAAAGCCAATCCGAACTGACGAATCTTTTCAACGAGAACCTGACGCCGGCAGAGGAAGTCAGCGCCAGTCGTCAGTCCTACATCAAGAGCGACAGTTACCGTCGTTACTACGATGAATTGTTCGACCCCCGCATGAAATACAACGACAAAGATACCATCGTGAAACGCTTGAACAAATCCTATGAAATACTGGACAAGTACGATGCGGAAGTCACCAACCTGCAGAATAGCGGCTTCAACGGAAACATCGAGAAGTTGGCCATCAAAAACGTTCAAGATGCCTACAACGCAAGCGAAGAAACCGATTCGCAATACTACCGCAGTTACGAAAAAATAGAGAAGACGGTGGGATTGAAGGGCATCCTGCGCGAAGAACAAGGCATGTGGAACAATGTCATCGAAAACGCCAAGCAGATTCCGCAACCCGGCGACCGACCAAGCGTAGCCGGCATGTCCCAGAACCTGTACATCTCGAACTTCGCAACCCGCTACAAGCAGGAATTGCCGGACAACCAGATGAGTTATACATACGACGGCATGAAGGTCATCCCGATGAAGACGCTCGACGATAAGACCACCTACCTGAACGTGTCGGACAACAAGATGCTGCAGGGACGGATTGGGCAAGTGTTGCGCACGGGCGCGAACAAGAACGCCAGCATGACCTTGTTGGATTTCGACAACATGCTGAAACAAATCGGGGGCACGATGGACGACAAAACCCGTCTAGAAATCTATGAACAGGCCCGCAAGGAAATTCGAACCAACGGGAATGTTTCCCAGAACACCATCAAGCGTCTGACCAACCGCATTCAGGAAATCGCGACTTCCTCCGACCGTGTCGTCAGCAGTGTGCCGGGGTTCAACATCAAAGGCGCAACCAGCAACGGCCAATCTGGACGAGCGGACTACATCAGCAACCTCAGCTCGAACAAGCATGAAAGTTTCCAATCCTGGCACCAAGAAGCTTTGGCGCAATCGAAGGAACAATTGTCTTCAGAAACGACCCGTGGCAACTTCCGCAGTTTCGACCTCGACAATCTGAGCGGAAGCGTGGCAACCCGCTTGAAGACCGCCGAAGATGTCGGCGCTTATTTCGACAATCAGGTCCGCGCAACCACGGACATTTTCAGCTTCAACCAAGGCGGAAAGAAAAACACTTCCGGCGTCGATTACCATGCCCGCATCAAAGAGACCGTGGCCGCTTTCGAGGCCAATGGCTTTGGCGTCAGCTTGGACTACATCAAAGAAAGCGACGACATGGTGTTGTTCTTTACCGAAGCCGGCAATGCGCCTTTCATGAACAACATGACCGTCGACGAAAAACGTTTCAGTTCAAAAGTGAACCGCGTTTCGATTCCGCTGTTCGACAAGTCCGGTTCGGTCAACATCAACGGCACGCGTTTGATGAACCAATACAAAGCCAAAATCGGCACCGACTTCGGGCATAGCGCACCGGAAATGAGCTATTCAAGCACCGTCGAACGGGCTTTCGATGAACTGAAATGGTTGCCGAGCCAAATCAACAAGAAAGCCGAAGACGCCAAACGCCAAGGCCAGAAGGTGTCAATGAATGACATTGTTGACGGACGTTTGGCTAGCTATCGCCACAAGATGACCAACGGTCAAGTATCCAGTCGCTTCCCCGGTGACGGCAACTCGGATACGGCTTGGGCGGCGGCTTCGCGGAACAAGAACCTTGCTTCCGGTTTCACAATGGACATCTCGGATTACGGGGATACCTTATTGGGACGCATGGGCGGCGGTTATGCGGACGAGTTCAAGAGATGGCAACGCGACAACGACAAGCAAGATGTCAACTTTATCAACAGTGGCTGGAAACCCCGAAAAGAAGCGTTTAACGTGCGCAACAAAGTCTTGTTGCAGTTACCCTTCGAGTGGAACAAAGCGTACGGTAAGGGCAAGGATGGCATCCAGGTAACCACTCAGGGAACCAATACCCAACAGTTCATGTCCGGTAAAGTCTACGTAAAAGACCAACGCAATCTGACCCCATTGGGCACGCACAATCCGGCGACCCGTGACCAAATCCTGAAGACGCAAAACTACCACACAATGGAACAAAGTGGTTTAGAGAATTACCTGGCACAATCCGGTTTAAGTCCGGAGCAAATCAGCCGGCGCCTGAACAGTTCCGACACGGCGCAAATGGCCGCTTACGACATGGCCATCGGCAAAGAATCCGGCGTCCGGGGCATCGGCATCCGTTCGGCTTACATGAACGACAGCGAAGTGCAGAACAAAGTGGACTTGGCAATCAAACAAATCGACAAGGAAATCCTGGAGATGGAAGCCAAGGGTGCTTCCGGGCAAGACCCGCGCACCATCCGTGCCGCCGTCGAAGATTTGCAGGCGAAAAAGAAAATCATGCAGTCCGGCTTGCATTCCAACTACGATGGGCAGATGATTGTCCGCGAAAGTTTGGCGCAAGCGATGGAAGTCAAGGACGAAATGAACATCCGCTTGAAGACCGGCATCCAATTGAGCGAGAGCATGCAGGAGCGGTTGGCCAAAGAAAACAATGACGCCATCTTCAAGAATGGCAGCCTGAAATTCAAACAGCCTATCGGCTACGACGAGATGGCCAAGATGGGGCTTATCACCGACGAAGGCTTGTTGAAGGTCGGCGACATCGTGGAGGAATCGATGCGTGCCGGCGGGGATGAAGCCAGCAAGAACATCGCGGCTGAGCAGAAATACCGCGTCTACAAAGACTCAAAAATCCTGGGCATCTCGAAGACCGAAAAGGGCACACACCTGATTCTGGAACAAGTCCAAAAGGGACACGACGGCACTAAACTGATTGATGGCTTGCAAGGAACGCGTACGACCATGCGCACCTCTGCCGACGACATTTTTGACCGCATCTTCAATGCCGGTAGCGGTCCGCGCATCGATGCCGTCCAGGAACAAATCAATACCGGAAGGAACCCGTGGGGCGGGATGTTGGCGACCAACATCGAAACCGATTTCCAGAACATGCTCGAAGATTTGGAGCGTGTGAGTACCGGCGGGCAAGCGGAATTGCCGGCGGTCCAGAAATGGCTTGGCAATGAAGGCAAAGCCTTTTCGACGCAGGATTTGAGTCGCGAAACGATTCAGGCCGAAGCCTTCAAGAACATCTTCCAACCGCATTTAGCGACGATGGGCTTGGACAAAACCATTTCCTTCGACGCTGACGGCCAACGCTTGCTGTACGGCGATGCAGCCAACATCAAAGAATTGACCGGAACCTACGCCCGCGACCAGTACAAGACCTTCTTGGGCCAATCGCGCGCCGACTTCGGCTTCGATGAAGGCAACGTCTACACGCAAGCCCGCTGGCACAACGTCTTCGACTATGCCGGCCAATCGACCACCGCCCGCATCTCCATCCGTGAGATGAACATCCTGAAAAGCAAACTGAATGGGGAAAGCAATCCTATCTACCAACAGTTCAGCCATCTGTCCGAAGGCGCCACCCAATCGGCGCATGCCGATTATGGAACGCGCGTGCGGCAATCTCTGGGCGCAAACGATATCTCCGCCATCAAAGCGGAGAACAACGTATTGTTCGACATGACCGGAAGCGTGGCCGGCTCCGCCGATGCCAACATCCGCAAGGTCGACGGCCATTATGTCTTCGATGCCACCTTATTGAAGGATATCGGCAGAGGCAAGAACCGCAGCAAGATGGACGACTACAACACCATGGCTGACCCAATGACGATTCTTTTGAACAACAAAGAATTGGGCATCGAGAACGAAGAGTTGGGCAGTTTCCTGAAACGCAACAACAGCCAAGCCTTCCTGCAGACGCAAATGGAAGGCCGGCACAACCCGATGTCCGGAGATTTGTTCGCGAAAACCTACGTGCCCATCATCGGCAATATCGAAGAAGGCTTCTCTGAATACGAGGGCGTGAACCCGCGTAAAATCCAGAAAGATTTCGAATCGGTCTACAGTTCGGTCTATGCCCACAACAACCGCGACTATTCTTCGCAAGATTTGTCGCGCGACGATATCCAGAAAGCCATCATCCGCGATGGCGACGGCTACCGCAAACGCGCCAATACGGCAATGGCGGAATTGACCGCCGACTCGAGCCAGTACTTGTCGACGAGTAGCAAATCCGGCTTCCTGAAAGGGACCGGCACGATGCGCTCCGTCAATGGTTTCAGCGCGAAAGCGGCAACCTACAACCAATTCGGGGCGTATGCGGAACAGTTGGATGGCTCCTTCCTTTCCAATGGCACCCGCCGGGAATCCGAAGCGTTCATGTCCCGCGAGATGGCTTCCCATTCCATCAAAGGCATTGAACGGGAAATCTTTATCGCCAACGGCATGAACCCGGAAATGATAAACCCGGATGAAATGCACGACGAAATCCTGCGCCGGATGACGGGTACGCGCGAGAAGGACGACACCTTCGATGTCATCGGCATGATTAACCGTCAGCCGACCCAGTCGGAAGGTTCCCTGAACTTCCTGAGCATGCGCATCGACAGCAACTTGACGAGCGACAGCAAATCCGACAATAGCTTGTTGGTTTCCCGCCAAGCCGCCAAAGCGATGGGTGCCGATTACGATGGCGATACCTTGTATGCGGTGTTGGATGCCTACCGAGGCGCAGAAGACCCGCGCGCTGTACAACGGGCATTGGCCCGCGAGCGCGATTGGTTCCAAAAAACAGCGAAAGCGACAGTATTGGAACCGGGCAACTTCTCCAGTTTCCAGAAAATCAGCGAAATGAGCGACGGGGAAGCGAAAAACTTCTTCCAGGAACGCACCAGCGAGCTGGACGAAACCTTGAACATCGTCGCCAAACGCCAAGCCGGAGCCGGTATCGGTATGTCCGACAACGCGATGGTGGCTTCCCGCGACATGATGCATTATGTCTACAGCCAAGCCTTGAAACAGAAGCAAATCGGAGCGGACGAATACAACCACATCATGAACAGCTACGATGAAGTCGGCAATCTGTTTGTCCAAAACTTTATCGATGCGAAAAAAGCCAACGTGGAAAACATGGGCATCGACATGGACTTCCTGGACGGACTCAAGGGTGGCGAGAAAATCGACTACCTGATGGGCAAAGCCAGTTCCTTCATGGATACCCAGAGCGCCATTCCGGGTGCCATCAAAAACCTGAGCGTCAGCGGCGTGGATGGCTTGATGGAGCAGATGCAAGCCATCGATGCCATTCCGAAAGGCAAAGAAGACCTCTTCCGCACCGGATTCACTTCTTTTGCCCAAGCGAATGAGGCGACCGCCCACCGTGGTTCCTTACGCAACGACGCCTTCAACTTTGGGCGTTCGAGCGGAGACTCCAGCGGCAACCTGTACGAAGCCTTGCGGGATAGACCGAACACCATTCTGGGTACGGACAATGTCGAGCATTATGTTTCCCAGCTCTCGGGTGTGGGTGAGGATGCCGAAGTAGCCAAAAACTATTACGCATCCCGCAAGATGGAGAACGAAACCATCGTCCAGAACCTGATGCATATGCGCAAGAAAGCCAACGGCGGGCAGAACGGTTTCAGCGATGCGGCCGACCAACAGTTCAGCCGGATGAGCGACATTTTCCAAACAACCCGCAACCTGAAAGACAACGTGACGGCAGGCAACATGTTCGATGGTTTGCGCAACCAAGCCGGCAAGATGTTGGGTAGCGCCCCGGCGGCCGCCGGAGCCGGTTTTGCCGCCATGTGGTTGGTCGGTTCTGCCATCAAAGGCGGGCCGACACCCGAAGGCAACGAAGCCCAGCAAGAAGCGACACCCGTAGAGGTTAATCCGGCTGCACTCTTGACGAGTCCGACGGCAAGGGTTACACCTAGAGGAGAGAATATCCGGTTGAATGTATCCGGCAACGGCAACGTTGACCAGGAGACCATATCCGGTATCATTAACCAACAAGTTTCGTCCATGACCGGTGTGCCGATGAATATGAACGTGAACATCACCGACAACACCCAGGCTTTGGACCGAAGCTTCTACGAGAAAACGATGAACAGCTTGCTGGGATTCTAAACCAAGGAGGACTCCATGAACACGACTGATACGCTGATTCTGACACTTACGAAGAAATCCGAAAAGAGCGCGTGGATAGTGACATTGGAAGCCCCTTCGTCCCTGATTATCGAAACGACTATTGGCCCCGGGGGACATGTTCCCGCGGGTCCTCTTTTAATCGAATTGATAGCCGAGATGGACGAAAGGGTTTTGCAATATCCATTCCGTTATGACATGCGCCAAACAAGAGAGAAAGCAAACCGCAATTTGCTCGTGCGCTTTTTGAATAACAAGCCGGCTTATGCAGACGTTTCGTTGCAAACCCGCAAATATATCAATCAAAACTTCACTTCTTCGGCCATCGCCGTCCAAGAGGAAATCGTCCTTTTCAATACAGGGACTCGCTTTTTTACGCAAGCCCTGCAAGAAAATGCCCGTATAGAGAATGGAGGATAAAAGATGCCGATTGTAGAAAACACCGTAGTTGAAAGTGAACATAAATTCTGGCTATTCTTCGACTCTCAAAGCTCCTACGCCATCGACGGCGATACCCTTGATGGGTACGTCATCGGTTACGCTTGGCCGGAAGGCAATTACCCCGTCCCGGAAAAAATCGGGGAACAATCCATCATCGGCGACCAACATGTCAGATTACGCTATTTGGGCGTGGATACTTTCGAAAGTGTCGGGGATAAATGGCGCAACTGGAACCGCGCGAAGTGCTATGGCGTCGACATGGACATCCTCAATGAAGCCGCAATCGAAGCCAAACATCTGAATGATACTCTGTTGGAATCGAAGCGCATTATTGCGGTCAGTCTGCAATATGATGTCGCAACGATGAAGCCGACAGCCGATTACTTCGGGCGACTTTTAGGCGTCGTTTACGCAACGGACTACACAACCTGGGAAGAAGCAGCGCAGGCTGCAAAAGATGGATACTTTAAGGCAATCAACATTAATAAAGAATTGTTGAAACCTATGTATTCGAATTATATCCAAACACAAAAAGACTATACGGGTTCTATTATGGTTCCTTTGGCTGAATTTACAGGTTATGAATATGCTTCTAAAAATGACGGCATCCGGATTGCGGATTGGGGCGCCGAATTAGGATTGAGCGTTCCGCCGATGGAAGAAATTGTCAAATCGCCTAGTGACGGTATCACGCCAGACCGTTTGCCAATAGATGCAGAAATAGAACAAGCCGTGAAAGAATACAAAAGTGATTACCAAGATAAAGGACATATTCGAGAAGATGTTTCACAGGTCGGCTATTTGAACAACGACCTAGCCTTTGTCCCACCGGTAGATGACCGCATCTCAAATGGAACGATTTATGCACCTACCGCAGACATGGGAGAAGAATTGCCCTGGGACTATCAGAACCGTGTGCGTATCGGAGATGTCTTCATTACCATCCCGCCGCTATCGATTCGTTTGGATAAGCAGTTCCAAAATCAAAAAGTGTCTACTATGCGTGCAAAAAGCTCGTTGCAAAAACAAGTCGGGAATGTCCGGAATATTCTCAGTATGGACTTGTATTACCACGACTTGGAAAGCGTCAACGGAACAAAAACGATTGGTTACGTAACCGGAGAGAACGAAACTGTCTATTATTACATGGATGGCTTGCGCCCATTGTTGGCTCAATTCAAAAAAGCACCGTTTTTGCCAATCGATAATGAATACATCAATAGCGTTCTTGGCATCCACAACGTTGCTTTGCGCAGCATGCAGGCAGCAACAGTACCTGGTTTTCCTGGAGCAATGAAGGTTACTTTGGTCGTTGAAGAATTTGATTGCGGTCCGTATTTGATGGGACAAGTAAGCTTGGCTCAAAAAATCAATTATCCACTACTGCGTTGGCATTATCAAAGAAGCCTACATGAACCATTTTTGCATGAGCCTTGGCGTACCTATTTGCCAAAAATTGACCGATTAGATAACAGCTTCTCTTTCTCAATCGTGAACGAAGAGCAACTGAAAGCTCGTAAGGATAATATTCATGAATTCCGAAGCAAGCAAACGCCTTACGAATTCGAACAGGATTTATTGGCCGATGATACGGAAGATGGACGCAAGTATCAAGATGCTTTGCGCGCACAAGCCGTTTTGAAACAATACCACCGCTTCCTTTTAGAGTTACAACGCGGAGGAATCTTGGAAAAATACGACGCACTTGAAAAATACGACCACGCTTATGAAATTCCTATTATGGCTGGTGGCGGCGTCAGTATTGAAAACAACACAGAAAACAAAATCGGACGGGAATTCGCCGTCAAGATGTATGGAGAAAGCGCGACGAAAGACGGCCGGTCCGTCGACATGCCTTTCTTCCTGATGGGAATCTTTGCCGATGCCGTGAAGACTCCGGCTAACGCCTTCTTTACACTGTATAGTTTCTCGAACGATGTTGGGCCTTTCTTTGAAAAGTTGCGCAAAAACAACCGCACGGATATTGTCGACGTAGTGATGGATTCTAACGCACCTGGTTTTTTCCAGCTTTACCTTGAGGCCGAAGAAAACAAAAAGACATTTAAAGATACAAAAGCAAAAGCATATGGCGGAGACACGAATGGCGACGACCCGGATTCCGAACTTTTCTTAATCCCTGCAACGGATGCTGGCGCCGGCCAATACTTGACCAAATTGAAGAAGATTGCCGAATTGGCGAATGCATTCGAAAATAAAGTGGCGAACTATACGAGCATTTACAATGGGTTAGCAGCCGAAATCAATCGCACAGAAGAAAACATGAAGATGGATAAAGTATTTATACCCGATTTGATTCCGTTGGATATGAGTGTCGAGTTGGAAAATAATTTTTCTACGGTGCAAATTCAATCTGCGACAACGCCAACAATGCAATATTTTGGCTCACAAGACCCCCAATTGCAAATCACTTTTGAGACAACCGATGCTGGTGTCCAAGCAACCGAAGCGATGTTTCGAAAGGTCGGACGTTTCGCCAAAGAATACAGGGAAGGTTTGGTTAGTGGCTTTCTCGGCATCGACAATCCATTGGTAAACTTGTTTGGGATTACCAATGTTTTACCACAAGCGGTGCAGTACAATACTGTTGCCGGATTCCCTGACCGGAAAATTGTAACAATAACGCTATCCGCGTTCGATAAGACACAGCGTCGCCAAGAATCTCTATATGGATATACGGGCGGAGACATAACAGACAGCCTGCGGGACCGTGCTTATGACAAATACGACCCAAGTATTGATTCTGTATATGTGCACGAACGAATGCGTCAGATGGAATTGTATCCGGATTTGGACATGCCAAAAGTATCAGAATTGAATGCGGTTTTACCTCATATCAATGCCCGCATGAAGGAATGGGAAAACCGAAGCGACCAAGTCTTTTTGGACCCGGATTTCTACATCTCCACAAAGGACACATATCGCAAATACCTAAAAGACGTGGTGGATGATAGCAAAGGTATGCTTTTCCGTTGGGAAGACGCTTCTGGCTATGTGGCAGAATCTAATCTAGCAGAAAAGAACCCGTTGAAGATGTCGTCGACCGACCAGACCCGCTTTGAAGCTGAGGCCGCCGAAACGGAATACATCGACCCAACCTTGTTTTGGGATGACGGCTTCTCGGATGAAACCAAGGATGCGTCCGAAAGCGTAACGGCTGTCACGCTGAAACCGGTCCAGCCGGGAGAATACGAAAACGCCGAAATCATCGAATATCTTTCTTCCGGCAGCTACAAGAACCCGCCGAGCTTCCTGACGTGGCAATCGTGGCACGGAAAAGACCGCGACCGCGACGACTACGACAAGTGGAAAGCCCAGCTCGGTTCGCCGTTGAATGATGTCAAAGTCTGGTGGTATTTGGCCGACTGCATCATGACCGCTTTCGCCGATTGCAATATCGAGTATGCAGAGAACGAAGAGGAGTCTTTGAAGCAAAAAGAACTGGTTGCGACCAATGCTTCCTTGAGTTCGCAGTACGAAATGGACTTCGCTTTGGGCCGCTTGGTTTGGGCCAATGCGGAAGATTATTACCAAAAGATATACGCGATGATGACCGGAACGATAGGCGCGGGCAAATTACTCGAGAACGGCAAGGTTCCGGATGCGTTTGCGGACGGCGGCTATTTCGGTGGTGCCGAAGCCCTTCTCGATGCTTTCTCGGACGAAAAACCGATGCCTTTCCACCGCATCTTCTCCTATATGAAAGCCATCATCCAAACCGAATCCGGTTGGCAGCAATTCGGAAACGGGGAAGCCTTTGTCTACGACACAAATAAGAACCAAATGTTGCCGACAAAAGCCGGCTTGATGGGCGCCCGTTTGACCGAAGCCAAGGACGCTTCGGAAGCCCAACGTCTGATTTGGGATTGGTTCTACAATGTGAAAACAACCGTGAACCAAATCGCCAAAGTCTTCAAGAAGGCCGAAGTTTCCGGTTTCCGGGAAATCTTCGCCCGCCGTTTGGATTGGGCAGTCGTGGCCAATTCGGGTGCGACCTTGCCGAAAATTCTTGACATCAAAAAAGACACGAAGCTGACGGATAAACTGATTGCCTCCGTTGACCTGAAGGATGGTTTCCAGAACGGCCCGATTACCCCGGACAGTTCCATCTATTTCCAGGCCGTCATGACGACGCGCGAACGGGAACGGGCGATGGCGACCGAAGACATTGCGCCCGGTTTATATATGGGCCGCAACAGCACCATCATCCGCGAAATTTATGATTTCTACAATGCGACCAAATCTTCCTACGCCCAAAGCTACGACCCGGCTGAAGGCGAATACGTGGAAACAGGCGTCATCACGGAAGGCAAGCAAGAGCAGATGGATGCCAACTACGCGAAAGACGTAGAACAAATCCACAACAATGTCGAGAATTGGACGCCGGAACAGAAGCTGAAAGGCATGTTCGTCGATATGTATCAATACGACCAGACCGGCCGGATGCTGCGCGCCTTCCCGACCTTCTCGATGCAAATCGTGGACGAGGGCAAATGGTACGACAACTTCCGCACCTGGGATAATTTCTACGGCTTCAACGCATTGCAGAGCATCGATGTCTACAAATCGCGCAAGATTGCTGGAGACACAGCCGTCATTGCCATGTCCAACATGTACGGCGGGTTGACCTCGAAACGCAAAGACATGGAGTATCCGGATTTGATTTTGCCGAGCTTCTTCTCTTCCCAATTCTGGGAGCAATATGTCTTCGATACCCCAACCGAGGATTTGTTGAAGGAACGCCAACTGATTTTCAAAACGATGATGCTGGAAACCGGCGCGCGCATCCATTTGCGCATGGGTTACGGTTCCGATGCCCGCTACTTGCCGGTCGTCTTCAACGGGGTCATCACCGAAGTCTCCGCCGGGGACGTGGTTGAAATCACCGCCCAAGGCGATGGCTTGGAACTGTCCAATGTCATTTCCGGTAGCGAGAACGACAAAAACAAAGAGTTCATGAAAATCATCGAGCCTTCCGATTACATCGGCAAGCTGTTGACATCCAAAGGCAACTGGATGAAGAACTGGATTAACGCGACCAGCGACGGCCAATTCTTCAAGGAAAATCCGTTGGGCATCGCCCACTTCGGTTCCACCATCGAAGCGCCTTCCGGCACGGTCAATCCGTTCAGTTCCAGTTACGGCGAATCGATGCAGAACGTCTATTCCCAAAACGGTCAGTTCACGAAGGAACAATGGATGAAGCCTGACGGCACGACGGTCGGGGCCATTCAGGGCTTGTTCGGGGGCTTGCCAAGCGGAAACCTGACCAGTAAGTATGACGAAGACAACATCCTCGTCAAGCTGTACGGCAGTACACCGTGGGACATCATCCAGACGTTCGCGCTTTGTTCGACCGACTACATCGCGGCCGTCATGCCTTTCGAGATGCGCTCCTCGCTCTTCTTCGGCAAACCGCACTGGCCGGTCACCTACAAATACAACAGTCGCTACACGCATGATGCCGCCACCGGGAAATGGCGCAAGGAAATCATCGGCGAGCACAAAAAGACCTTCATGCAGGCGCACATCTACACTTCCGATTACAATATCGTCGCCAATGACATCATCTCTTCGGAAGAAGGGGTATATAACAACGTCATTGTCACCTATGATGGTCACGTCGCCGGACCGATGCAGGCGGATAATGACATCCAATTGGACAGACAAAAAACCGCAATGGTCGAAGCCAATCTGGTTGCCCGTTTCGGGACGGATGGCAACATCGGCCAATTCTTCGGAAAGAACTACTGGACAGTCGAAGCCCAAGCCGAGAAATACGGCATGGCCACCGTGCGCGATTACATGAAGGACATGTACAAAGGCAGCTACACGGTTTTGGGAGACCCGACCGTCAAGCCATACGACAGTTGTTACTTGTCAGATACCGTCCTGGACATGCAGGGCGTCCACATGGTCAAAGCGGTGCACCAGAGCATGAGTTTGGATACGGGCTTCATCACGGTCATCGAACCGGATGCCTACGTCGTCAACTTCGATGCCGAGCTGTTGTTCTTGCCTGACAAAATCTTCACCGTCGGCAAAACCGTATCCTTCCGTGCGGCCGCATCCGCCATCAATCTGGGCAATTCCTACTTGTTCGGCGGACACGTCCTGTCCTATATCTACAGTGAACTCGGCTCCTTGGCCGTGAAGTTCCAACCGTATGCGGACAAGTACGTGGGCGGCATCCTGAAAAAAGGCTACATCAACTACTACCGGAAGATGGGGGAACTGACGAACAGCCCTTCCTTGTTGGAGTTGGTCTCACGTTACGAAAAAGCCAACCATGAAGCGTTCGACCCGAATAGTCTCTTGGATTCGGACATCGATGACATCATCGCCGACATCAAGAAGACGAAGAACAGCCTGCGGGATGCACGCAAGACATATAAAGCGAACAAGCGACAATTGAAGTATTCGAAATATTCCAACTTTGTGACGGAAGCCTTCGACGAAACGAAAGTCGCCAAACGTTCGATTAAGAACTTCGACGATTTCGAAATGTGGGACCAACTGTTTACACACTCGGATGAACTCGATACCTTGAAGGATGAATGGAAAGTTGTCCGCAACACCGGCAATCTGGCCCGGATGGTCGACACCGCCGGAACGGTAGGCAAAGGGGCGAGCAAAATCCTGAAGACCGGCGGGAAACTCTTCTTGACGGTAGCCAGTTCCGCCTTGTTCTGGACGGTCATTGCCGATGTGGCGCTTGAAGTGCTAACTTCCGGACTGATAGAGATGTGGACCCGAAGGAAACAGAATTCGGAATGCGTCAAAGTCGTGCCGTTACAGTACAAAGGTAGCGCTTGGGTTTCCGGAATGAACGGGCATCGGGGAGGTGTGTGGGGCGATGACCCGAGTTTGGCTGACCGTATCTACGACGCCGAATTCGGAGATGCCGATGAAGGCAACGACTCTTGGTGGGTCTTCGTGCCGAAGCTGTTGAATCAAATGGAAGGTGAAAACCTGGCAGATGATTTGACGGATGCTCAAGCCGAAGCGCAAGCGACCGAGGCTGCCGAAAAAGCCGAAACCGAATAAGAACCGAAAGAGGGACCCTAACGGGTTCCTCTTGTTTTTTGGTGCGTCTATGGTTACAACTAAACGAGAGAATAAACAAGGAAGGTGACCCTATGTCGTGGACAAGCGTGACGGATTTCGTCAGCAAGAAATTCAACGAATACAAAGAAGAAGTTTTGGATGCCAAAGATTTGCAGGACAACCAAAAAAAATTCAATGAATTGTACATATCCAAAGAAAAACAGATTGCGATGATAGCCGAAGCGCAATGGAAAGAGGATGTCGACAAAAAGAAGGCGGCCAGTGCCACCAACACGGCTTCCGGGGCAGCTGGAACGGGCACTGCGTCCGGCGATACGGTTCAGGAGCAGGCGTGGACTTTTTTCACGAGTTACGGCTTTTCGAAAGAATTGACAGCCGGCATCATGGGAAACATCGAACGCGAATCGGCAGGCACGTGGGACCCGATGATTGTCGAGTACGGCAACAACATCGGGTTTGGTTTGTTCCAGTGGTCGTTCTCGCGCCGGACAGCGATTGAAGCTTGGTTGCCGGCCAACGGCTATGAACTTTCCAGCGTGGAAGGGCAACTGAAATTCCTTTGTTCGGAAATGGAGCAACCTTACTATGTGACCCAAATCGGCGTGGAAATGCGCAACTACGGATTGAGCGTCGGAAACGACATCTGGAGTTCCTTCAAAGCCATCACCGACATCAAGGGCGCCACCTTCGTCTTCTGCTGGGCGATGGAAGACCCCGCTCCGGAACCGGCCGCCGCCATGAGTGTGCGCCAAGCTTCGGCTCAGAAATATTACGACCAGTTCAAGGATGCCACTTTTTCATCCAGTGCTTCTTCGAGTTCCGGCTTGGTGCGGCCTTGCAGTGGCGGTTCGGTTTCCTCCGAATACGGCCCTCGGACCCTGAATGGTGTTGCAGACAACCACCTCGGCATCGACATCGCAACAACGGGTGGCGCACTGGCCGCCGCTTCCGGTACTGTCGTTTCCGCCAGTTGGCACGAAAGCTACGGGAACTATATCGTCCTCGACCACGGCAGTATTGGCGGAAAAAATATCAAAACGCTGTATGCCCATCTGGCATCGATGGCGGTATCGGCCGGAAACAAAGTGGCGCAAGGACAGAGCATCGGCGTCATCGGAAACACCGGGAATTCCTTCGGCGTGCATCTGCATTTCGAAGTGAAAATCAATGATGTCCGCACGAACCCAAGAGATTATGTCAAATTCTAATAGATTGGAGGAAGAAGAATGGCTATTGAAGAGACCCCTCAAATGACGGTCAATGGGGAACAGATACCGGAATATGAGTTTGATATGCTTTGGGCTGCCCCGGCCCAGGCCAATTCCAGCCATAGCGAAAGTCCGGCTGCCCAAACGGTCACCTATGCCCCGCGCGGGAAATTCTACCAAGACAAATACATCCCGCCGGAAGTCGGGCGCAAGGGCTACCTGAATGCCTTGCAGGACGAAGCGGTCACTACTAACTACCGTCAGTACGGCCCGTTGACGAGCCGGAGAATCACGCATGTCGACCGGAACAACAGCTTGAATTTTTACACCGAAGAGATGCGCCGGGTCGTGCCGATTCTGTTGCATTATTACGGGAAAGGCGAACTCGTTGTCATCAACGGCTTCCGTTCCCATTGGGATATCGGTGTCCAGGCGCACAGCGTCGGCATCGCCTTGGACATCCAAGCGACAGCTGAACAAGCCACTCGCATCATGAATGCGGCCTATCTAGCGGGCATCCCGACCATCCTGCCCGGCGGGGATTTCCTTGCCGGGGAAGGTTATGTCCATTTGGACTTAGCCGAAAAACCGCCTTACACCTATGAAGCAGGCTATTATGAAGGGCCGTGGAGCAAATGAACCCAACCTTGGAAAAGATAAAAAAAGCGATTGTAGACCCTGAAATCCAAAAGCTGAAAAACACGGTCATCGGTTATGTGGCCGCCGTCTATTACGAATCGCGCACCTGCGACGTTTTCTATATCGACAACGACGGTGCGCGCAAGGAAAAGAAAGGTTTGGCGTTCCCGAAGGATGGAGATGGCGTTTTCACGCAATCCCTCAAACCAGGCGACCGTGTCGAACTGGCTTACCGGAACCAAAGCGTAAACAACATGTACATCAGCACCGTCTACAAACGAAACAAAAGTACCAGAGAATTGACGATTCCGAACGGACAGGATTTGCCGTTCTCGACGGATTTGTTTTAAGGAGGAGAAAGCATGGCGTTTGAAAAGAAAATCTATCCGGACGGAGATAGCATCTTCTCCTTGCCGAAATGGAAGCAGATTGCCGAAGAAATTGAAGCCGGGCTGAAGCCGGTCTCTTACGAAAAGAATGAAGAGCAGAACCGCACGTTCCAGGAAGACGAAGTCGGCTTGAAGCATCCCGTCAACGGGTCGTTCATCCGCATCAAAGATGATGGCACGATTGAAGCGTTCACCGCCTACGGAACTGGCATGCGTATCAATACAAACAATACAAGCCAACTGTTCAGCGACCGCGTGCAAATCATCGGCCGAGAATTGGATATCCGTTCCGGCGCCAACGGCACAAACCTGAACGGCGAAGTCTTGGGGGAAGGCACCTATGCCAGCTTCCCTTACAAGAAAGGGTTGCGCAAAAGCTTTTTGGATTCCGCCAGCGCAACCGGCATCGAAACTTATGGATTGGAGGAACGGAAATGAACCTAGATATTGCATTGAGCGCAAGAGGCGATTTGATTTTGGGGCAACAAGCCACCGACAACAATGGCCATCTGCTCTATTACCGCAAAGAAGGCGGCATGAGGGGCGATTTCGGCTATCTTCCGGAAACAACAACCGACCCTTCTGGCGGGGGTTTGCCCGTGCGCGACCTGAACTATGTCCGCGGCGAAGCCAGTGAATTGCAACTCATCAAAAGCCGATTGCAGACGGACAATCCGGACTGGTATTTCTACAAACAAGTCGGCGCAGATTTGTCCGATTTAATCGGCCAAGCAAACAGCCCGCGCACGGCGAATGCCGGCAAGGCGATGATACTGCGCGCCTTGACCTACGACAAAGCCTTTGTCGAAGAAGACTTGCGCATTGAAGCGGTGCCGGTAGGGCCACACCAAATTTTGTTCGACCTGCAATTGAGCAGACGGAACAATCTAGTCCGCTATGCGCTCATCCTGGATTTGACGCTGGGCGTCACCAATGTATACGAGAACGACTAACTTATAGAATGAAGGTGTGAACCAATGGAAAAAACAAAAACGGAAATACGCCAAGCCATTTTGGCGAATCTGGCAAACAAGACCGGGGTCAACATCACCGAAGACGGCTCTATCGCAGTAGCCATTGTTGACAGCATCATCGACGAAATTTACAGCCTCTACTACGAATTGGACATGATGAAGCAGGAAGCCTACTTGTCCACCTCGCACGGCATGTACACCGAACTGATTGCCGACTTGGTCGACACCGACCGGAACCCGGCGGAAACCGACAATGAACTGAAACTGCGCACCGCCAACAGCATTTACCGCCACACCAAAGGCAACCGGGTTGCCATCGAAGAAGCGGCCTTGGCCGTTGCCGGCGTTGCCTCTATCGACTATCGCCCATACGGCGCCGGTACGGGTTCTTTCATTCTCTACGTCTATCCGCAAGCAGGTGTGAATCAAATCCGCTTGCTGGACCGTGTTGAAGCTGCAGTGGGCGAAATGGTCGCGGAAGGCATCTATTTCGAAGTCCGTCAACCGGCCGAAAAACCCGTCGACCTCTCGCTTATCCTGCAGTTCGACAACCGCATTTCCGTCATGGAAAAACAAGCCGTGCGCAACAGCGTCCGCTACCGCATCGTCAACTACCTGAACGACTTGAAGAAGGATGAAGTCCTTTACGTAAACGAAATCATCCGCTTGGCAATGGCAACGAATGTGCACATCCTCGATTTGGCCATTGCGGATTTGAAAGTAAATGGTTTAGCTAAAACTATAACAAATACCTTTCCGGCCAACGATGAACGATTCATCTCCGGCACGGTCACGGTAGCTTAGGAGGACAGACATGGCAATCACACGCTTTACTGAAAACATGATGGCCAAATTCCCAAGCTGGATGCAGATGGCTAAAGATGCGGATTCCATCGGCGCCCAATTCTTGGATGTCTTCGGCATCAGCCTGAACGAGTTCAAGCAGGAAATGGATGAGGTTGTTGAAAACTTCTACATCGAAACGGCCCATACGGACATGATAGATTTGCTCTACAAAATACCCTTGTCCAGTCCGACGATTTTGGATATGGAAACGATTGATTACGTAAACCTTGAGCACCACGACGGCTACATGCAAATGGTGTTTTCCTCGCGCAATTTGAGGGATTTCTATCATCGCCAAGCTGCTTTGCCGAAATTCTACGTCGACCGACCGAGTGGATATCTGTATCTGCGGGTGGACTTGGACCAAATTGCAGACGTGAACAACCCGTTCCAAGCCGTCATCGTCAACAGCGCGCCCCAATACGAAACGCTGTTGCATCATGTCTGGAATGCCTTTGACGAATTTGCCCTGTTGCTCGGCATCCACCGCTTGCCAGGAGAGCGCAATCTGCAACTGAAAGCCCGCATTTTGGACGTATTCGAAAATCCAGGGGATGTCACTACGGTCGGCATCCGCAATGGCCTGTCCCGCGACTTGGGGCTTACGCGCGAAGAAGTCCAGGTCATTCCTTTCCAAGACAAAGCCTTCGCCGGAGAGCTGATTTTAGCCGATGGCACGCCAAGCAAAAAGATGATGGGCTACGCCAAACAAATCAACGACACCTTGAAATTCACCTGGGACACGATGAACTTCGGCGAAGCCTACTGGTTCTCCTTGGAACAGGAAAATTTAGGCATCCACTATCTGCCGCACATTTGGGATGTCGATACAAGCCTTTTTCAAACAGAAGAATTTCGTTCTGGTATCGGATACGGCAACGACTTACTAGTGAGTGCGCCAGTGGAACAAGCAAGCACCCGCGCATTCAAAGCGTATGTAGGACTAATGGGCTATTATGAACAATCGGAAAATATTTATCCGGAAATCGCCTTCCAATATAAAATTTACGCCAAAGGAAAAATCTTACAAGAAGAATACGCAGAACAACCATTCAGTTATACGGTAGAAGCGGCCGAAACCTTCGACCAAAACTATCGCGTTATCGCTAGTCAGGATTTTGATTACACTTTGCGAACAAACTTTGGGGATAGTGACACCTTTATTTCTTCCACAGAAGAATCCCTGTCCGCAAGGAATGCCGTTCATTTCGGAAAATCAAACGAATTCTTGCACAACCAAAAGGACCCGGTCATGCGAGTCGGCATGCGCTTAACCACTACCGACGACAGCAAAAGCAATCGAGTGCCTGAATTAAAAGTTGTTTGGGAAGATACGCTTGGAACGGAACACAGTTATGTCTTCAACGATTCTGATGATTTTCTTATCAGCAAATCCAGCATCATAAACGGGAAACCATTGACCTCCATTGCCAAAACCGACGTTTCTTTCGATGCAGTGACCGGATTTGGATTAGGCTATGGTGAATTCATGCAAACCGTCGACACGACTACCGAATGGGAAGAAGGCGCTTGGCTTGTGAATGACATTGTTGTGAAGGATGGCGCTATCTCTTTAAATCTGGACCGCGCTGCGAAAGTCTACGAAAATGCATTTAACCAATAACAACAAAAGAGGAGGAATTTTGAATGGCTTTCCGTTCTGAAGACGATGCTATCGGCAACAAAGAAAATTACCAAGATTTAAACTTGACCAACTATCCAAACTTCCTGGATTCCAGGAGCGAAACGCCCAACAATCCGTACCGCTACAACAAAAACATGCGAGGGTTTGTTAATGTAGGAGAAGGAGAGGCTCTGCCGGACTATGTAATGGCGGAATATATCAATGCCGCGCTAGATGGTGTAATGGCATTGGAGCGTGCGATAGGTGCTACCCCAATGGTTCCGTCGGGCACAAGTCTCGCAACAATTCCGAGCGTCATAGAAAGCTCAACAGTGACGGCCCGGATTAGCCGGATTGAAAATGGGTTATTCGATGAACGTTACGGCGGTGCCGGTTGGAGCTACACCCCTGGCAGACCGACCCTAAGCAGCCATGAACACACGGGTTTAACAGGACAACCGGGAAAAATCAATTTAGTGAACGAAATCGAAGGAGTTCTGCAAAAAAATAATGTCGACTTGACTAGCGCGACAGGTATTACTGGGGCAGATTTGAGCGTTTCCAAAACCAACGTCTCGCTTATTAGTGATGCATTAGCGGATTCACTTTCGAAATCTGCAGGCGGTACGATTAATGGAGCGGTTATTTTCAAAAAAGCCTTGCGTTCCCGCACGGGTGGAGATTGGCGCGCGGACGAATTGCCAATTTTAAACGGGACAAGCCTACTTGTCGATACAGCTGCTTCTGCTGGCAAAGCTTTAGTTTCGGGAAGCAATACTTCGGCAACACAACTATTTTCCTTGAGCGCAACCGAACGTACGGATTTGCTTTTCGGAAAATACATCTGTATCGTTCGCTTGAAAGCAAGCACGATGGTTTCCGGATATGGCTTGCGCTTTCAGTTGGGAAATGCAACACAAGACATTCTTGGCGGAGGACTACCAATAGGCAACTACAAGCAATTTTACTTTGTTTTTGAGCAAAACGAAACAACCAAGCCTGCGCATTTGACCTTCACAAAATTAGCAACTGGAGCGGCCTTGTCCGTCAGTATTGATTCCATCATCATTGAGCCGATTCACCCTGCGGTCCTTGATAGATAATAAGAAAGGAGAGGTGTATTTATGGCTTTAGAACAATGGTATGATACGGTTCAATCAGGAGATGTTGTTTCTCGAACTGTGTTGCTGGATGAAATCAAGGTCAATTTAATTGCCGTTTTGAATGACTATCTCGGCAAAGGCGACGATGTGGCAGAAACGGTAATGATAGCCAAAGCAGAAAAGCTTTTCAACGGAACAATTGTGCCAAGCCGAGATGATTGGGATGTTCTGGTCGAATCGTTTCGACTGCTGTCCATCGTCAAAGAACGTGGCGTGATGTATGAAGCCTTTCTTGCAGACGTTAGCGACAGCCTCGGCGTCAGTGACTTGCAACGCATACAGGCTTTCTTGGATGACATTCAGCGCATCCCGCCGGAAGCCGGCCTCTTGAGCATCACTTTGGATAAGCCAGACTTCTATTGGGTCACGCCTCCAAAAGCAACTATTTTGAATAGCGGAGAGCAATTAGCTTTGACATGGACGCTTGACACAAGTGCGCTTGGACAGGCTGCAGCTGTTTTCTCATTAACAGAATCAGCCTCTGAAGACATTGCTTCTTATCAGATTGCAATGACCGCCGGGAGTTTTTCCCGAACAGATGTTTTGACTGGCATTGACCCGAATCCAACGCCTATTCTTTTGGATTGGAACAATTGGTTTACGGGTGCAGAATTGAAGGATGTATGGTTCTCGGCAATGTTAAGCACCATTGATAAGCGAGGCAATGTCGCGCTGACTAGTCCTATTCAAGGAAAATACCCTTCCGGAACATTTGTTCCACAAGGGGTTCGGACGTACGAAATGGAATACAGCATAAATGGCGGAAGTTATGTCCCGCTAATCAAACAAACAGGTACTTCTTATACATGGACAACACCGAAACTGACAGGGACTTATCAATTCCGCGTACGTGCTATCGACCTAAATGGGCAAACTTATGGCGGATTCGACGGTCAAACGCAGAGTGATTGGGCAATCAGTACGCCTTTATATCTCTCTTTCATTCCAGAAAAGCCCGACAGGCCCAATCCATCCGCAACAACTACCTGGAACACGGCCACTATCACTTGGCCAGCAGTAGCAAGGGCGGAATGGTATGAAGTTTGGAATGCCAATTATGAACAAGCAAAGGCCGGAGAAAACGATAGTGCTGGTATCAATTACTGGCAAAGAATCGATGCCACTGCCGAAAGGCGCGTTGTCTTAAGCGGACTCTTGCCGGATTGTTATCACGAAATCACGGTACGCGCAGGCAATGCCGGCGGCACGAACGATGGACATGTTCGCCCGCGGACATTGCCACGGGTTTTAAAAAGTGCTTACTACACAAACAATTATTACAATGTTTTCGAAACAGATTACAACCGTTATTGGGAAAATTGGAGCTTCGACTATGTTCCTTCGCATTGGGTTCCGCATAATTACAATCCATATATTTACCAAGGCGAGTGGCGAGACGATTATTGGGGAACAACTTCTTGGAACTGGTACAGGGGCGGCGGCACCTACGCGGCTCATGCAGGTCAGCTTTGGGGCAATCACGCCAGTTTCTTCTTCTTCGACTTAGCCACCATTCGTTCTCAGATGGCGAACAAAAGTATTCAAAAAGTAACTTTTGATTTGAAAAGAGCGAGTGGGACAACGGCATTAAATGCCCACGGCTTTTCTTCGGCTAAACCGCTTTACCTGTACAATCATCGTCGATACAGCCGGACGGACACCCAATCTGCTGACCAATTTGAAATGTATTTTTCGAATGGAGTCAAAGCCACGCGTTGGAGCCAATCGCCTTTTGCAAATGTGCAATTCGACCGAGGAGAAACGGAATGGATATCCAACGAAAACTCAAAACGCATGTTTCAAAACATGGTAGACGGAACGATGCAAGGCATCGGAATTGTAAAATACTACGGAGATAGTCTGTATGATAGTCCGACCTACAGCGACGAAGCTTACATGATTCTGGCTCCACACATTGGTATTCAAGTTCATTACTACGACAATTAGAAAGGGGGCCACTAAATGGCTCAATTTGGAAAACATTTATTCGGGTCCTCCTATTTCGGCAAAACGAATACCTTTGATGGTGAATACAAAACAGCAGTCATCGACGCCGGCGAACCTTTCACTGGTTCCGTCCATGTGGCACTGGCTGCAAATCTGCCGACGCTGACCTACGAAGCGACCAATCCAGAATGGGTGTTCACGGACAGCCTGCAATGGACGGTTTCCGGCACGACCGCAAACACAAATATCCTTGGCGCCAGTGCAAAACTGTTGGCCTGCGGAAGCTCTTTCGAAATCTCCTGTTTATCCGGAGCGGGAAGGGGCGCGCTCTCGGTGTCGCTTTTAAATCTGGAAACGAACGTTGTCCAGGAGCAAACGTTGAATACGGCGGTTACTGGCACGCTGGCCTTTGCGGTTCCTTACGGGAATTACTTGCTGACGGTTACGACAACGAATGCTTTGCCGGTCAAACTCTACGGGGTGACGGTTGCCGTCACTGCCATTGGAGCGGACATCCGCACCGCCACGAGCCGGATTCCGGTTGATGCAAATGGGGAAACCTACAACTGGGGAGCTTTCGTTCCGGTTGCGTTAACCCACAACAGCTACACACAGAAATACGAAGGCGATTCCGCCTCTGTGACCGACCAGACTTTCATAGAAGCCCGGTTGCATCTGACGACCAGCGACAGCCTGGCGACCCCGGCCATCGATACGGTTGTGCTTTCCAGTGATGACATCTCCAAATATGCCGCCGATGGCTATTGGTATGCGGCTTTGAACTTGAACAACATCGCCAGCGATGCCGGCGTCGTCTTCGCCAAAACGAAACGCTTGGAATGGAAAGAAACCCAGACTGAAACCGGCACGTTAGAATTGCGAAGTACCTCTATCCCTGGGGATACGTTGGAAACCATCCCGAGTCCGACCGAAGTCTTGAGCGCCACCTATTGGCAACCGGAAACGGCCGTCTACTTGGTTGACCGCAGTAATGTCTTGTTGCCTTACGGCACGCCTTATGGCCGCGCATCTTTGGGTGAAGCCGGCAATGATTTTTCGGTTTCGCGCACGCATTCCTATCTGTTGGCCGGGCCCATCAATTCGTCACAAGTTGGATTCTCCAACACGAAAGCCATTGGCTGGTCCGCTTGGGAGAACCAAATTTCTTATCCGACCAACAAAAACGACACCGGCATTATCTATGAATTGTATCCAACCAAAGAAGCGGCCCTGGCCGGGATGACGCCATTGGCCACCATTACTCGTCCCGAAGACGCCAAGGACAAGCTGATTTCGATTGACAGCGAAAACTTTTCGGAAACGATTTACTTGCGCATCGATTTGCGCAGGGGCACCGGCCGACAATCGCCTGTCGTGGATTATGTCGACTTGAAGGCGCGCCTGCATTATGAATCCCCTAGTGCTGCCGGCGTCTACAAAGACACCTTATGCGGGTTGGACAACAGCACCTTGGCCACGACAGAAGCCGATTTGGGGAAACGATTGTTGCGGACGATTCCGCATGCGCTTTTCGATTGGCCATCCCTTTCTCAGAGTTTGCCGGAGAACGGCCTCTCGCTGCAAAGCAGCCTCTGCCGTTTGAAGCTTGCCTACAATCCGCGCTATGCGGGCGTACATATCGGCTTGGGCGAAACCTTGGAAGAAACCGTTACTTATCAAGCAACGAGCGCACCCGAATGGTCCTTGCGCTCCAAAGTGACGGTTACCCATCCTTCCGCCAGCGCCAACGAAGTGCCAGCAAACGGCCTCTATTGGCACTACAACTACGACGGGGGTACCGTCAATTATCCCCTCGAAACGGAACGCGATTTGGCGACCGACTTCACGCCTAACCTGTTGCCTGGCAAGACCTACCGCTTCCGGTTAAGCAATGGCTGGAAACAGGAAACATTCCAACTGCCATTTGCGCTGACGTGGGACGAATTGGCCGAGATGGTCGATGAGACCGTCGCGGAACTGCAAGCCGTCAATCCGAACGTCAAACTCTACCAAGGCAAACTGTCGATGGGCTTTGTCATCAACTTGCCAAACCATTCCGAAAACGAATTGATTTCGCTTTACTTCAAGTCGAACGAAGGCGTGCTGACGGAAAGTTCGCTTTGGAACGGAACCGGCATCCTCAATGACAGCATCGTCGCCTACATCCCGGACAGTGGCACGTACAAGAGTGTCGATTGGGTTTCCGAAGAGGTCATCTACAACGGCATCCTGAACCAGAACAACACGAACGCGGCCTATGTGCGCATCCAGCTCGCGAGCTACCAGGCCCGCGCGGAAAGCACCTACATCGTCGGCGATACCGAAATGTCGGCAAACGAAATCGCCTTGCTGAAAAATGTTTCGGTCGCCGATTTGGTGCAACTGAACGCCGAAAAGACCACCTTCCTTCCGGGGGAGAGCGTCCTGATTCCTGGAAGTTTCACCTTGCCGGTCGTCGATGCCCGCGTCATCTATGAAGGCGAACATCCGTATGTGGCGGAAATCATTCCGCATTCGGTCTACCGGACAAAAGACCGCGTGCATTTGCCGGAAGATATTCTCTTGTTCCACAGCGATGACGAACCAGGTCTGACAGTCACAATGGCGACCTCACCGCCGATGGCCGTTTCGCTGACGCGCGGGGGCATCGCCAACGGCATGGAAGCTATCCCTTACAGCAACGTGTCGGCTGTCACCAGCATCCGCAATGATGTGACCGGTATTTTATATATGCCTTACCAGAACAACGGGGGTGTCGAATCCGGCGACTACATCCTGGACGGCAACACCATCGATTGGTCTCCGAGCCAAGTGTCCGCCAGTGAACCGACCGCAGGGCAAAACTACACAGTGACGTTCACTGCCAACCTCATCGACACCATCAAAATCATCTACACAAGCGACTACAAGGAACGCACGGCTTACGACAAGCTGTGGCGTTCGGAAACGATTGTCGAAATCAGCGATACCGTCGGCGTTGCCGCGGACAAACAAATTGCCTTGCCGGTGAAGACGGCCTTTGTCGGGTACAATGCCTTGGCGTTGAAGAATGTCCAGTATGTCGTCGAAGACAATGACTTGTGGGTGCAGACCACCATCAAGGAAACCGAAGGGGAAACCTACCTGTTGGCCAGTTTGAACGGGGAAGACCCGAAACGCAACTGGTACCCGATGGTCCAGACCGGCTTCTATTACTTGAACGACCAGGAGTATTACTTGTACAGCGAACCACTGACCCATCTCTACGGGGAAGAAGCGGTCCCTGTAATCGCCGATGTCACTTACAACGAAAAAGGATTATCCTTAGTCTAAAGATGAGAGCCTCCCGAAAAGGGGGTTCTTTTTGTCTTGCTTCCGATTAATCTATTGGTTACAACTAGATAGAAGAAAAATAAGTAAAAATTCGAAGAAAAAGGGGAAACGAGATGCCTACTGTAACCATACCTCAAAAAAACAACATTAACCGACAAAGCGGAAGCCTCGTCTTGAAAATAGAGGCAACTGCGAAGCCGACAACGGCGCATTTGCTTTCTACCGGCGCCTTCTCGCTCTGGTACAAGGACAGTGCTTTCGTTCTCCAAACGCATGCAACCGATATGACAAAAAGACTGACCTTGCCGATGGAAGCTTTTCCGGGAGAAGTCATTCTGCTTTGGACATGGCTGGGCGACAACCATCGCTTGTTCGCCATCGGAGACATCATTGTCGATGTGGCAGTTGAATCCAGCAATCTGACCGAAGACTTCGGCATTATTTCCTTGGCGGTCGAACCCTACTTCGCCGGCACCTATTGCTCTTTAGAAATTTACGCCAGCGATTTGTTCTACAACAGCGTCAGTGAAATCGAACTGACCATCGACGGCTACATGCGCCTGCTCGTGGAAAACCGTTTAACCGAAGAAACGTTCTACGTCGTTTCGGACACGCCGGAAAACGATGAAGTCGCCTTGATGGCCGGCAGTGGATTACTCTTCTCCGCCGACTATACGGAAGCGGTCCACTACGCCAAGAAACCATTTCTGGAAGCGACCTTGGCCCCGCGCGACCATTCACCGATTCTCGTGAGTGACGAATCCGGCCCGCTGCAACGCCAGTACTTCTTCGACGAAGAAACCGGCATCTACGGCGAGACCAATACGGAAACGTTCCTCTATCGGGGAGAAGACGCCCTCTATCTGGCTTATGCAGGATTGGACGACACCTATCATGTCATGGTCCGTTGCGAAGACGCTATCATCGGCGAACCTGTCACTGTCGAGCAGAACGTTGTCTCTTTGACACTTTCGGCTTTGGAAAAGGATTACTTCTACGGCAAAGAAATGACGGCGACCTACCGCTTGGCGCACAGCTATACGGTGGAAGCCAATGAAAACACCGCTTCCGACAGCTATATCGTGCGTCTGGAGAATCACCAGAACAAAGCGGTTGCGATTACGCAAGAAGGCAACCGTTTCTCGAACCAGAAGTTGGCCAAAGAAATCGAATTGAACCCCATCGTCAATCCGCAGCATACCGGCTTCCTCTACATCTCGCAAGAAGAACAGCGTGGACAAGCCTTCCGGCTAAATCTGTCCAGCAGTTACCTGATTGCCAACGGTTTGGATTCGGCTGATTTCCTCGTCGAAGTCATCGACCAAGACGGAAATGAGGTGCTATCCCCTTATATCGATGTCTTCATCCTAGACGCACAAGGCAAAGAGACCGACGCTTTCGGACGTTTCCTGCCGGTTATCAACAAAGACACCTTGAAGGCACGAAATGCGGCCGGCCGCTGTTACTTCCGTTTCCAGGCGCCGCTTATTCGAAAAGCGGATGCGGCCGGCGCCCAAAAAATCTATGTCGTCGCCTATGACCGCAAAGACAAAATCGGCGCGCAAGTCCCCTTGGTATTAAGACCAAGCGACTCCGCCTATACGGAAAAGGGGAATGCAACCGGCATGGTTTCATTGTCTGCTAGCATCGTCTTTGAGTATTTCGCCCGCCACTATGAAAAAGGCGTCCCGGCGAGCCACCCCATCCTGTTCTGCGATTTTGACGGCGATGGAATCCTGGGACAAACCGATTTGGAACAACTATTGATAGAACAAACAAACGAAACGCGCATGCAGGCTATCGCGACCGCTTTGCGCGCACAGGAGGTATTCTAATTGGCGACTCTCCCACACACAAATCCTGAAAATGGATACAGTCTGAGGATTGGGAAACATGTACCGGAAAATGCGGCCAATTTGGCCTATGTGCATACAGACACCCCTTCCCCTGAAAAGAACTTATTGCTTTATGATTACAGCAACGCCATCCAAGAGAACAACATCCTGCCCGGCCAAGCGGAAAGCTTCCATGCCTTTGCCGGCACTGACGGCCGTTTGGAGACCGAAGCCGGGATGCTTGAAATTTCCCGTCCCGACATTTTGGTGACCGACGAATACTCCATAGGCGAAAATCCGAAGCCGTTGTATTATCAAGCAACGAGTCGCTTCCTCTTCGATGCGCGCAATGCTTTGCTGGCTGTGCCACTTTCTACAAGCAGAGCAACTACCGGCAAACGCTTCGAATTGTACGGAGCCGAAGACGGTTACGCCTTCATTTATCTCGGCGACAAAATCCGCATCACGGCCAGCAACGGAACGGCGCTGACAAACGAAGACGCCTACAAAATCATGCTGGTCAAGGAAGGCAACGACAGCTTCACGTACCGCATCGTCTTGTACACCAATTTCCAGAACGGCACTGCCGGTTACGAAATGCACTATCCGGCTTTCCAATCGGCACAGAACCAAACTCGCACAGAAATCCTTAACCCGACGCCTTTGTTCCAGGAATACCTGGGAGACGAAGCGGTCATCGGGAAATATTACACGATTGACCACACAACCGATACGGGTTACAGCATCCGGATTTTGGATTATTCGAGTGACAGCGTACTGGTCGGCCCGCAGGAACGCGAGCCCTACCGCTTTTCGTACCAAGTCGAAGCGGCCGTGCAAACGCGCCTATCCGACCGCAACCCGACGACTGTCCGGATTGGCCTCATCTACATCAACGAAACGGTCTACAATGCCGTCAAAGTGACCACCGCTTTAAAAAAACTGGTGCACAACAACCCGTTGATGCCGAACTACCTGAGATTCGAAAATCCGCACAACCTGAGCGGCTACAACGAAAAAAGCGACTCGACTTACTGGTTGGCCGATTTGGAAATGCCCCGCGAACACTACCTTGATTACGATATCCTGATTGTTTCCGGCTATGGTCAAAAGGATTTCACCCGGGCGGCGGATGCCATGCGCACCTTTCTCGATACCGGTGGCACGTTGCTGTTCGACAACTGCGGAACCGGCGCGAACGTCTTGAGTCCGATTAACCAGGACGGCATCCAAACCTTCATCGCCAACATCGCTTTTTCCAGCACCTTGACTGCCAATGGGACGCGCGTGTTGACGACCGATGCCGTCATGAAAGACCGTTTCTTCGACATCCAGGATGTTTCCTTGATAGGAACCGCCGTCCGGCCAGTCATCGAAAGCGCCGGACAGGAAAACTTCGAGGAGGATTGGACGACCTATATCCGCCACCAGAACGGCGGGCCTTCCTTCCTGAAGAAAGACACCGGCTCCATCGGCAAACTGTTCGTATCGAACATGGGCTTGATGCTGGATGTGCTGTACAACCAGGAAACCAGCCTGAAATTCCTGACGAACTGGCTGTTGTACGTCTGCGAAAATCGTTCCTTCATCAGTCCGGTTTTCAAGGAGCAAGTGCACCACCGCGAGAACCTGTTCGCCGTCGAATACACCGATGCTTCCGGTAACGCGCTTTACGTCGATGACCGCAACGATGAGGACGAAACCCAAATCGTCGCTAAGAAAATCCTGGCCGAAACCACAGCCGACCGTTTCCGTCCGTATTTGCCGGAAGCTTACCGTCAATTCCAACAGGCGCACTTCCAAACCCGCATCCTTGCCAACGAATCCGTTTCCTTGGTCAATGCCGACATGGAAGACCCGGCCGAAGAGGGAACCAATTTATGGACCATGACGGCTGAAAATGCTTTGCCGGGCTACGACTTTGTTGTCTTCAGCGGCGCCAGTGCCCAAGCCGAGCAAACGGTCGCACTCTACAAAGAAGGCAAACGCTCCTTGAAAATCCGCACAACCGATACACAAGCTTTCTGGGAACAGGATTTGGGCACCTTGCCGGCCGGCACCTATACGGCGGAAGTCTATATCCGCACGGAAGCGGCCAACGGCGGGGGCTATTCCATCCATTACGGCGACGGCACCTTGGTCGCCCAAACGAATCCACTACTGGGGACAACCAACTGGACGAATGTGCCACTCGTTTTTGAACTGGCAGACACGTCCAACTTGTTCATCCGCATGGGGGCAACCACCGCGCCAGCCACCACGACCCTCTATTTCGACGACCTGCGTCTGCGCATGGACGGGATGATTCGCATGACGCCGGCCAACTCCGGCGAGGAAACCTTTTACGCTTATGCGATTGCACCAAAAGGCAAAAACTACGCGTTGGCCTTATTGGACAACGTGGACAATGTCGACGAACTGCTGAAAGTAGACACCGTGGCTGAAGCGACCTTGGTCGTGAAATCATTCGTCTACAAATGGAACCCGACTTATGCTCTCTTCCAAAAGGAATACGGCAACCAAAAGAATACCCGTTTCATCGCCAAACAATCCGAAGGTAACAAAGTGCTCGGCAATCTGATTGGCCTGGTGCCGGGCCTAAAATACGGCACCGAATGGTCGAACAAGGAACGCGTCTATTACGAACTGTCGCTGTTGCCGAACAACGATTGGAACGATTACTTGGAACTGTCCTTATACGACCCGCGCATCCAGCAGTTCTTCTTCACGCCACGCGGGGAATGGGTCATCAACCACGAAGACCTTTGGTCGGACGGGTACACCTCGACCACGCAAGTCCGCATCTTGAACAAGGCGACGACGTTGCAGACCGGGAAATCCGGCTATGCGGTCAAACTGAAAGCGGAAAACCAAATCCGTGTGCTCGAACCGGCTTCGCGCGACGAACGCGACCGCTGGTACTTGCGCGTACAGAACGGCTCTTTCCAGAAGAATACCATCACGGCCAAAGACAGCGTCTCCTTGGCGGAAGCTGGAAGGGCGGATTTCTACGACACCTTCCTGTCCGGTCAGCACAACTATCGCTTGCCGGAATACGACCGCCAGACGTTCTATCCGGTCCGGGGCCAACGTTTGGTGGATGCGGAACAGGCCGAGTACATCGACGAACACACCATCCGTGTGCAACGCACGCCGCTCATCATCGAAGAGGAAATTGTCGTCAAAGAACCGCTAACCCAATTGGATGCGACCGGCCTGCTTTGGGGCGCGCGCCATATTCTTTGGAACAAAGAAGCGCCGGTTGCGGTCTACCAAGACGAACTGTCCGACGGCAACGAAATTTTGCTCAACAGCGGTTATGTCGTCGATTATGACGAAGGCATCGTCCGCTTCGAATCGGTTTATGCCGGTGCGATGCTGGCCAGCTACAGCCACGACAATTTCCGCATCACCAAACGCAAATACGCCAACAGTCGGATGGTGAAGGAAGTGACGACAACGGGAGACCGTCATACTTTTGCTTCCAAGCATACGAACTGGGCCATCCAGCCGGCGCCGCGCGTCACCTTGGGGAGCCGTTCCAATTCGAGCTTTGTGCATCCGAAGGAATACGTGATTGATTTCGAAAGTGGCACGGTGCATTTTTCGGCCCCTGTCAGCGAAAATGTCTTCGTAGACTATTCCTACTACCAAGAGGAAACCATCGCCTACGCTGACGCCAATCGTTTCACCGGTGAAATCAAACTGGACAAGCGGCTTTCCTTCAAGGACGAAGTATACGTGTCCTACTTGGCAGAAGAAAACACCGTCGAATACAAAGGCTACTACGATGAAGAAGCGCAAACCTTCTTGCATCTGGATTTAAATCCGACCGCCGGGCACACTTTCACGCAAAGGGAAGTGCAAGCCGGCATCGTCAAACTGACCGAAACCGCCAGCGAAAAGCTGTTGGGCAAAGTCGTCTTCCTTTACCTGCTGCCGAACCGTTCTGTCTATTACACGAAAGAGCGAAGCAACGAACACTGCCTGCGCCATGTGTTCGGCGAAGACCAATGGTTGCTGACCAAAGCCTCTCAACCGGAAGCTTTGCTGTTGGCGAAATTGCAGGTCCGCGAGAACACGGCCGTCACCCAAGCGGTCATTCTCGATGCGCGTGCGCCCGGAGGCGGGTTGAAAGAAAGCATCCGCCAGGAAACCATCGAACAACGGATTGGCTACACCTCCGCATTCTGGGACATCGGCAGTTTCGATGGCTTGGCTTATTACCAAAATGGCGTGACGGTCATCCGTCTGCCGGAAAAAATCCTGCGCGCCAACGGCGGTTTGTTCGAAGAAGAAGAAATCCGTGACTGCCTCGACAAGTATTTGGCTTACGGCGTGTATCCGATTATCGAATACACTAGTTAAAAGGAGGGACACTATGAACGGAGACACTATCTTGTATGGATTGACCCACCTGTATGACCCAGAGACGGACACGACCGCCGTCTCTTGGGCGTATCGGGACAGCCCGGAACTGGAATACTTTATCCTCGAAACCTACGATGAAGTGGCCAAGAAATGGGTGCCCTACGACAATCTGATGGGCATCATTCCGAAAGATTCGCCTTATTGATAAACAAGGAAGGGGGGGAAAAGATTGTTCCCTGAAGAATACAGCACATTTACCACAAAGTACGACGCAAGCTACGACGGCGACCCGAATGGCGATTATGTTGTAGCCCAACACGTCAATGATTTACAAGACGCCATCGTCCACATCGAAGAAGCCATCGGCATCGTTCCGCAAGCGAACCGTTCATTGTCGGAACGTATTCAGACCCTCGAAAGCATCCGGCCGATGCGGGTTCCTTCCGTCGGCTATTTCTCGGGTAGTCTCGGTTCGGAAGAAAGTTACATCGTTTCGATTCTGAGCAAGTACCAGACCGTCCTTCTGACCGAAGCCGCTGGTGCGACAGAGGCTATCATTGCTAAAGTCCAAGCGGAACGCATTCCAGTCTACGGGCAAATCAATGCACTGGCCACCCTCTCGGTCATCCAAAGTGCCATCGGCGCCTGGAAACAAAAAGGCATTACCGGTATTTACCTAACCAACTTCGGCGACAAAACGACCCCGTTGCGCTCCGAAGAACAGGCAATTCTATCTTCGATAACCGAAGCAGGCTTGTCTGTTATCGTCCAGGGCATGAACTGGAAACGGCTGTTCTCGAACACGGCAGTCGCTTCCTATAACCCGGGCGGCGAAAAGCTGACGTTCCCGCAGGATACAACCATTCTGCTGAATGATTTCGCCTACAACTTCCGCGCCTATGTCGGCACCGAGTTGCAACAAACGGCCTTCATGTCCATCAAACTCATCCGCGAAAACGGAATGAAAGTGATGGGGTTTTCAAACGCGCCTACACAAGATACTTACAATTATGTGCAAGCAGCCGGCTTGTTGTTCGGTTTGGATTATCTCTACAACGGGTCTTCCGAAGGCACAACCTTGGAAGGCAGAAGCCCGGACTACAACTGGCCGAGCTACTTGGCCAATTGGCAGACCGACGAACCGATGCTCTTCCAGGAAGGCACGGCGCTTTACCGGGACATCCCGAACGGCCGAATTACCCTTTACGAAGACTTGTCCATCGATATCGACGGCTACGCCCTTGATTCCAAGCTCATCAATTGGTACGACGGTTCCATCCCCGGCTCGGCTATCGCTGACGGCACGCTGTCGCCGACCAAACTGTCCGGGTACGACATCGCGGCCATCATCGCCCTCATCAACGACCCGCTTTCGAACTTGAAAATCAGCTCTGAGAAAATCGAGACGCCGGACGGCGGGACGGGGATTCCGGTCAATATTCCGGCCTTGAACATGATGCAGTACGTCATCGAAGCCATCAACCGCCACAACGTCATCGACGGGACGGTCGTTGACAAAATCATCGACGAATCCATCCAGAGCCTATCGGCCACGAAACTGACCGGGAATCTCCAACTCGACCGGATGAAGAACGCGGTCATCCCGGCCATCAACGCTTCGGCAACCTTGCTGAACAAAATTGATGTGCCGGTCATCAAGGTGACGGATTTGGAAGTCACCCGCAACACCACCATCACCAACGCCTTGAGTGCGGATGTGTTGAATGCACGGGCCGCCAATCTTTCCGGCATGCTGACGACACCGGGCATTACGATGCCGGTGGGCGGCTACTTGACCGGTTACAACGGCGAATTTTTCGAACTCTATGTCGAAAAGTTGACGGCAACGACTGTCTCCGGCATCGAGAACTTGGATGTCGTCAACCTGTCGGCAGATAATATGGAAGCTTTGGTGCTGAGTGCGGTCGAAGCGAACATCGCCAACGGCTACTTCGGCAACTTGTCCGCCAACAGTATCCTCGCCGGTACGATTCAAGCCGATATGGTTTCGACCTTGAACTTGGTCGCCGGCAGCAGCATCACCAACAGCGCCCTCTTTGGGGATGCCGTTATTGATTCGGCTGCCATCAAGGAACTGGCGGTCGGCAAATTGATGGCGGGTACGATTGATACTTCCGTCATCAACCTGTCCAGCCCGGATGGCCACCTGACCATCAACGACAAAACCATCAAAATCTACGACGATGCCGACGTGCAGGATATCCGCCGCCAACGCGTGCAATTGGGTGACATTTCCGAATGGAGCAGCCCAGAAACGCCTGCGGACTACGGATTGATTGTCTTCGGCCCGGACGGGGAAACGCGTCTCTACGACCATACCGGTGTCTACAATGCCGGTATCAAACCGAACGCTATCAGTGAAACCAAAATCCAAGACGACGCCATTTCAAGCCGAACCATCAAAGCGGGCGCTGTCATTGCCGACCATATGTTGGCAGGCACGATTACGGCTACACTCATCGGCGCCAATCAAATCCTGGCGACGCACATCTTGGCCGGAGAAATCACCGCAGACAAATTGAAGGCAGGAACAATTACTGCCAACGAAATTGCTTCGGGCACGATTACTTCTGGGCTGATTGCGGCCGGTGCGATTGAGGCCAACCACTTGTCCGCGCATATCATCACCGCTGACATGCTGGCGATTGGTTTCCAAGCCAACTTGATGCAGGATGGTTTCGATTCCTTTGAACAAATTCCTGCCGGTCCGATTGGGGTACTGGTTGCCGGTAAGAATTACGGCCAAATCCAAACCACTTGGGCTTCGGACGGAACCAAGTCGCTCTACTTGGAAGGCCCCAGCGTTTCCAACCGCATCCGCCTATCCACACGGGTCGACTATTATGCCATTCCAGTGACGCCCGGAGAGACCTATGCGTTCAGCACCTACGCGCGCACCTATTCCGCAAACGCAATACCCATCAGTTTGGGTGTTGCCTACGAAAACCAGAGCTTCACCTATTCGAGTGGTTTAACGATTACGGCAGCCGACCGCCAAGTGCGCCGTTCCTACATCTTCACGGTACCCGCCGGCGTCAATCGCTTGTCGGTCGTCTTGGGCGTTCAGTCCACCAACGTCGGCGTCTACTTTGACTGTCTGCAGGTGGAACTGCTGACGACAGGCCAAACCCAAGCGGGCGTCTGGCGCTCGACTGCGACCACTGTCATTGATGGGGGTTCGGTTAAGACCGGCTACATCGGCGCCGACCACATCCACATCGGCGGCGGTTCTGTCTTCGGACAGGGCGACATTATCGACATCACCGATGTCGGCATCAAAGCCCGCTCCATAAATGGCTATGCCATGCTGAACTCGAAAGGTCTGGAAATCGTCGGAGGGGCCTTCAAACTGAGCTCCACCAACAGCAACGGCACTTCCGTCAATATCGACGGCGAAACTGGCATCACAGTCGAAACCACGGTCAACCGCATCGAGATGGATGCCAGTGCTGGTTTTCGCATCATCTCGAAGGACCAGGAACAAATCATGTTCGATGTCGACCCGGTCAGCGGCCAAGTCCGCATGTCTGGCAAACTTATCGTCTATGATGCGCAAAACCCGCTGATGCAATGGACGATGGAGGACAAAATCGAAAGCATCGACTTGGCCGTCTCCAACAACACCCAGGCTTTGGGCGACGCACAAACGGCGCTGACGACTGCCCAAAATAAAATCACCGAAATCGAAAATAATGTCGTTTACAAGGTTGATTTGACCTCAACCAAAGGGTTAACGTTTAAGAACGGAAACCTGGATACGGTCATTTTCGCCAC